CAGGCCATACGATTTGATGCGGACAACATTGACACCATACGCAACCACCACAGCATTAAAAACATTAGATCGGCCATGCTCAAAGGTCAAAGGCCAACGGCTTGCAATTTGTGTTGGGCCGAAGAAGATTCGGGTATTGTCAGCAAGCGTATGTCAATGAATGAAATTTATCCTGCCGATCAATATCTTGCAGCAACCAAATCTGACGGCACTATTGATATAACAGCGTCCCCATTAGCGTATCTTGATCTAAGACTGGGTAATCTCTGCAATTTGAAATGTCGCAGTTGCGGCCCAACTGACAGTAGTCTCTGGGTGGAAGATCATGGGAATCTATTAACAGAACAGGACTCACCAACGTTTAACTTCTATGGTGCAAATACCTACAAAATTCAAAAAAATGGTTCATCCTGGAAAATTGACTCTGATGACTTCAACTGGCATCAAAGTGATGAATTCCATGAATGGTTAAATGGACAGATAGTGAAAAATGTTACGCGCATATATTTTACAGGTGGTGAACCAACTGTAAACAAATATCATGTACAAATTCTTGAGGAAATAATAGCACTTGGAAAATCTCATTCTATAACACTTGAATACAACAGCAACATGGTAGCCATCCCCCAGTCTCTGCTGAAACTGTGGAAGAACTTTTACGCTGTCAACATAGGGGCCAGTATTGATGCTATCGGCAGTCTTGCATCATATATACGTCACCCAGGAAGGTGGCCAGACGTTGAAAAGAATTGTGATTCTATAGGCTATGGACAGATTCCCCAGATAAGCTGCGGAATAGCCACAACCGTCAGCGTTATGAACATACGGCATTTCATAGATTTGACAAAATGGGCTATCTCAAAGCAGTTCACAAGCATACGCAGCATTCCGTCCTGGCATGTCCTGCATGGCCCAAAATACTTTTCCATTCAAGTATTACCAAAAGAAATTAAATCTTCTATTGAACAAGAATATCACCAATTCTATAATTGGGTGTCTGAAAATTTTGGAGAAAATGACAGAAAAAACATAGAGCAATACTATTCCGGTATAATAAGATTCATGTGGCAGGAGGATCTTACCAAATATCTTCCACAGTTGAAGAAAACTCTACACAAGGTAGACAAACTAAGAGGCGAAAACTTAGCTGACCAAATACCTTGGCTAGATGAAATACTTAAAAAAGTCTAAAACAAGCAGTTCACCTAAGTGTAGCTATTTTTTCCTTGCCCTGCGACCAAGCAGCTACGCCCAGTATTGCCCCAAATGCCAAATGTATAATACCTCCATTTGACAGCGTTAGGCTTTGCCACGCAATATAATTAGTGACAATTCCATCTTTTTTGTAAAAAACTGGTAGAATCATGCTTAAGAATGGAAATCCTATGAAATCCATAAAACACATCAACATATACAACCAACCCATGGCCGGACGCCAATAGGCTTTAACCCAGTGTTCTTCTTCCTTTTTTATTTGATCAGCTACAATTTCTTGATCAATACCAGTTTGTGCCAACCCCACACTGGCCTGCGCCTGTGCAGCGGCTGTTATAGAGCTCATCTGCAGATTCTGTTGATTAATCATTGCAGAACCTATGCTGCTACAACCTGTAAAGGCCTGAGGTGATGTCTGTTGAGGCATTTGTGGCGGCATTTGTGGCGGCATTTGTGGCGGAGATAGTGGCGGTTGTTGAGGCATTTGTGGCGGCAGTGTCGGCCACGGCACTGATGTCTGTTGAGATGTTGGTATAGATGACATTGGTTGTGGTGTAATAGGTAGTGGTGTAATAGGTAGTGGTGATCCAATTTCATCCAATGCAGCCCGACGGCGAGGCAATGGTTCGTTATCGTCGGGAAGCATGTGCGATCTCCTCCAGTAGTTTAAACTATATGTTTATTTAGATGGACAATCGCACAATAATATGGTTTGTTAATCCATCTCATTGAGCATCTGTATGCGTTGTGAGATTTTTATAATATACGATGACTGCCTGTTGTTCTTGAATATATCTACGAAGATCTGCTAGATTCAAACTGAGATTTTCATAATCGGTAGTGGTGATTGCAATAAACACCGGATTGATATTGCCTTGTGATTTAGATATAGATTGCAGAAAACTGTCTAAATTATCTTTGTTGACCACTTTAAAGGTTACTGTGTTGAATCTCACCGGAGCGGGGTCAATAGGTTGAGCGATCATGATATCTATTGGTTTTGAAACAACATTTATAGTCGAAGGTGTTGAACCAAATGGCCAAACGGCGCAGGCTGATACCAACATACACATGCTGAAGATTGCAATCAGTCTATGAATCATTTTTCATGGCCTTTGGCAGTCACCGGCGGATGTGGCGGCGGTTGATAATTCAAAGGTTTACTGGGAGCAGTTGTTGATGATTGGTCAGTAGCCCTTGTTAGTTTAGAAATGTCGTCAAATGCACGAGAAGTTGCGTGATTGATGCGTTGTTCAAGATCTGCAGCATTGGCACGAGCCATGGCTGCTAGATCCTTTTGTCGTAGTAGATCCTGTAGATTTCTGCGTTGAGTTTCGGCATCAGCAACGCTCTTCTGCAGTACAGTGAATTGTTGAACCTGTGCTTTGGCTGCTGCCTGTTGTGCTTCAATTGTGCTTTTTTGTTCAGCAGCTACCAATTCTAACTTGATATTATTAGCGTTTAAAGTGTTGATAATATTTTGATTATAATCAAAATAAAAGTAGCCACCAATTGCTCCAATTAGTAGCAAAAAAAATTCAAATACCGCGATCTTTCCAAACATAATATATTTATCTTAAATGTCAACGACAAATTAGGTCAATTTCAAAATATAATCACTCAACAGACGTGCCGCATTTGACTTTTTTACTTTTTGTTAAAACACCAAAATCCACTGACCATTCGTGGCCAACGGCCAATTCGCTAGCATCAGATGGCAGACCAAAAACAATCCCGGTGATCTGTTGGACCTGAGCAAATGGCATGCGAAATTTGGTGAGATCATTGCCAAGATTTGGGTAAGGGGTAATATGTGGAATAACCCAGGCTGCTATCTGTTTGGTGTTGTCGTCTATTACAATTTTGTACATGGCATGTGGGACAACCACACCGTGTCCTATGGTCCTGTCCCCTGGCCCATATATGTTGCCCACATATATCGTGAATGTGTGCCCAGTTTCAACAGCCCAACCACGCACTGAAGTTTCTAGGAGTTTCCAAATGCCCCGGTTGAATGACGGTGCCTGTGGCGACATGTTGGTCATTAAGAAACTTTCTGTTTCAGCCTGTTGATCAAAACTCATATCTCCGTCGCTGACATTATGTCCTTGGTCAAAACCAGATCCTGCATAGTCTTGTGGTGTAGCACTGCCAGGCATGCTTTGGTCTGCGGCAAATGCATTTGAACGAGGCAAACAGCCCAGAGCATGCTCAGGTGTTAAAGTATAAACGACCCACAGAGGTATTTTAGCTATTGGATCAACAAACACAGCATAGGCATGACGGCATAGAGTCACCCCATTGTGCGCAATCTGCGGAAAACCCCACGGAGCCTGTGACGAACAAGCAGCAATTGGCTGTGCAGGGGCTTGTTGGTTTGCCAAGGCTGGATATATGGCTAGAAACATCAACGCAGCAATGGCAAAGATTTTTTTCATCAAGTGGCCTCAGTCTTTCATTTAACTATTTATCTTCGAATCATCACTAGATATAGCAGTAATAAATACACTATAATGTCAGCATTTCCCGCAAATCCATTTGATGGCCAAATCTACAGCATAGGCCCAAGATCCTGGACATGGTCGTCAATACAACAGGGTTGGTTATTGAACAACAACGCCGCAACAGGCCCAACCGGAGTAACTGGCCCGCAGGGTGTACCAGGTGTGTTGTTGACTACACTGGTCGTTAATAGTTTTATAGGTGACGGTAATACCGTTGTATACACACTGACAACCTCTCCCCAAAGTGTCTATAACACCATATTGAACGTTGACGGGTTGGTACAGACACCAAATATCAATTATACTATTAGTGGCACAACTTTGACATTGGCGGCGCCCCCTGTAACCAATGCCACGATAGATATTACAATATTTCTAACAGGCGCGCCTGTGACAGGACCAGCGGGCGGAATAGGCCCCACTGGCTACACAGGACCAACAGGCAGTAGAGGACAAGCATCAACTATAACCGGTCCAACTGGTTGGACTGGACCATCTGGTGGCCCCACAGGCAACACAGGGCCAACTGGTCCTCTGGGCGGACCATCTGGTGCTACCGGCTCAACGGGTGCCACTGGACCATACGGCTGCAGCGGGTACAGTGGGTTTTCAGGATTCAGTGGCTTAATCGGCTGTTCTGGTTTGAGCGGCTTCAGTGGGTTTTCAGGATTCAGTGGCCTAATCGGCTGTTCTGGTTTGAGCGGCTTTAGTGGGTTTTCAGGATTCAGTGGCTTTGGTGGGTGTAGTGGTTACAGCGGCTACAGTGGGTGCAGTGGTTACAGTGGTTACAGCGGCTACAGCGGCTACAGTGGGTGCAGTGGTTACAGCGGCTACAGTGGGTGCAGTGGTTACAGCGGCTACAGTGGGTGCAGTGGTTACAGCGGCTTTAGTGGGCATTCGGGATACAGTGGCTATGGAGCAACTGGTGCCACCGGAGCAGCCAGTACAGTAACAGGTCCAACAGGCCCTACAGGTCCAAGCGGTACTGCTGGATCAACTGGAGCGACTGGTTCTACAGGTGCAGGTGCCACAGGCCCTACGGGACCTATACCAAATAGTCCTCCAGTGAGTGGCAGTGCTTATCAAGCAGTCGGTACGATCTCAATACCAGGTAATACACCAGTTATAGTAGTAACGTTTACATTACCAAGTGCGGGTACCTGGGATGTGAGTTATTGGATGCGTGCACAAAGCACAAACGCTGCATTTGCAGGTGAGTTTGCGCTGTATGATCCAACTGGTACACTTGTTCCCAACAGCGCAATACTCAGTTATTATAACACTACTGTGGCTTCGCAAAGCAGTACAGGCACCGGCCGCATAATACTTACTACTACCGGTAGCGCAACCTATACCATGCGAGCATTTGCAAGTACAGGCAGTTATAGCAGCTTTATTGACGCCAATGGAACTACCGGTGTCACTTGGGTTCAACTTACTGGAGGCTACGTAGGGGCCACCGGACCAACTGGCACAGGCGTTACTGGACCAACAGGGGTAAACGGTTTATCAGGTGCAACAGGATCAACTGGTCCAACTGGGCCAGCAGGCGGCGGTGGCACGGGCAACTACAGCAACACCAACGTGGCCAGCTATCTCAGCGGCCCAGTGGTCATAGGCAATCTCAGCATAACCAACACAACGCCGGCTACAAGCAGCACAAGCGGTGCGCTCACAGTAGCAGGTGGTGTGGGTATAGTTGGAAACCTCTACGTTGGCAGCAACATAGTTGTATCAGGCAACATCACAGCTGCAAACATCAACGGCAACATCAACATCACAGGCAATGTTACAGGTACTAGTAATAATGTACAGCTAGTTGCTGGATCATACAGTTGGACGTTTGACAACACTGGCAACCTAACACTGACCAACACAGGTGTGATCGCCACTACTGGCAACACCAACATCAGTTTGGATCCAGCCGGCAGCGGACAGGTAAATGTGTTAGGTAATCTGAGTACACTTGGTTATGGACTATTTACTGGAACATTTAATGAAACGGCCAATGTAGCCGGTGTCTACGTTGGTAATACAGGCACTGGCGGATCTCAAACTCCAAGAGTGTTGTTTGCCAATGGCAATGTCACACAAAACTGGGAAATAGATAATTCAAATGGAGTGTTCCGGTGGTATCAGCCAGGCGTGACCAAGATGACTCTGGATGGCAATGCTAACCTTGCAGTCACCGGCACTCTAGCAGTAACCGGAGCTATAACCACACCCAGCACTATAACCACTCAGAGCACCATAATAGGCAATGCTTCAGTGGCATTCACCGCAGGTTTGGCAGCAGCAGGTAACGTAGCACTGTTGATGAACAGCAACATGGCCGTGCGCGACAACAGCGTCAACTACACAACCATGTACATGGATCTAGGCACTGGTGGATCAGCAGGAGGTGCATTCCAGTTCAGAGGTACAAGCAGTTATACTCAATGGGCAGTGATAGGATCTAATGGTATTACGCTGCCAACTCGTCCAGCAGTGAGAATTACCGCCAGCACCAGCAACAATTTTACTGCTACTACAACAATAACCAACCAGTTGGTGGACTACAACCAAGGTGGATATTACAACAACAGCACAGGAGTGTTCACTGCCCCCATTGCCGGATTGTATCAGGCGTTTATGAACCTGCGCATATCAGGTGGCTCTGGATCTGCTGCTGCTGCTATGAAGAAAAACGGAACTGGCGGCACACAGGTACTGTATTGGGAGACCAGTGCAGGCAATCTCAGCGGGCCCACGCACTGGGGGGTAAGCGGAATACTCAAACTCAATACTAATGATACCCTGCAGGTAGTTGTTACCAACGGTACTATTACCTTTGACAGCAACGACAGTTGGGGTGTTGCCTACATAGGATAAAAGATGATAATCAAAGGTGCAACGTTGAGAAATCTCACTGTTTATGATCAACAGTTTGTTTCAAATGGTCTACAGTTGTACTACAATCCGTCTGTCAGTTATCCAGGTTCAGGTACGTCCCTTAACGATCTGTCAAACAATGGATTCAATGGTACACTGACCAACAGTCCAACCTTCAATGCAACAGGGAATTATTTTACATATAATGGATCTAACACCTACATTTTAACTCCCAGCATGACTAGTGCTTTTATTGGCAGCACTGCTGTCAGCATAGAAATGTGGTTGTATCCAACGGCGGCGGGTTGTGCCATGTTGGAAAATGGCAATACCATACCGGGTACAGGCTGGACTGACAACAATATAGAAATGGGCAACAGTGTTTTGCCTCGAGTGGGGTTTTGGAATGGTGCTGTGGCTGCGGTCACTGCTGGCACTACTACCACTGGTTTAAACAATTGGTATCAGATTGTATTGACCTACAACGGCAGCACCCTACAGGGCTACAACAATGCAGTTGCTGGAACTGGTGGGGCCACAGGCAGACAAGTGCCGTGGCTGTATGGCAATCAGTATTATTTGATAATTGGAGCAGCATCAAATACTAACCTAGGCATATCTAACGCCTTTTGGTCTGGCAGAATTGGTATAGTGCGAGTGTATAATCGAGGCCTCACCGCCCAAGAGGTAGACATAAACTTTCAGACTACGCGCAGTATCTACAAAATTTGACCTGTCAATCTAACATCCTCTGCCAATGCCGCCGGTAAATATCAGAAAGGAGCAATACCATGGCCGTTACAAACAGCACAGGCACTACGGGACCAACCGGACCAACCGGACGTGCCGGATCGCAAGGGAACATAGGCAGCACAGGACCAACTGGTACAGCTGGTCCTACAGGGCCAACAGGTAGATCCAACACAGGACCTACTGGCGTGCAGGGATCTCAAGGATCTCAAGGCAATCAAGGTGTTACTGGCCCTACAGGCAGCATCGGCCCACAGGGTGCAACTGGTGCAACGGGTGTAGCCGGTGCGGCCGGTGCGGCTACTATGACAGGAGCAACTGGCCCTGCTGGTGCAGGCACACTGTCTGCTCGTACCACAATCACTGCGACCACTCCAACAATGTTGGTAAACAACTCCAGTATCATTAGTACCACAGCCTATCATGGTTTCAACATCTATTCTATACAAACCAGTAGTGCTGCTTGGGTTACGGTATATAACACCAGCACTGCTGCAACAGCCGATACCGGCAGGTCAATTTCTATCGATCCTGTCCCAGGTAGCGGTGTAATTGCCGAAGCCATAACAACGGGAGCACAAACTGTCAACTTCACACCCTGTGTTGGCGGTTACCTTAATAATTCTCCGCCAAACACCACTCTTTCAATGAAGGTTGTCAACACTGGTAATAGTGCTGCTGCAATCACAGTCACGTTGACCGTCCTACAGACTGAGGTCTAATATGAATACCAACAAGCGAGTGCTGCTGACCAACAGCAGCAACACCGTACCAAAGGACTCTACCACTGTACCAGCAGATCTTGGCCAGATCGCCACGGCAGTTATGCTGTTGCGTCGGCAGCAGTTTGATGGCCTATCAATGCAACAGCATGCAGATGCCATCATAGCAGGTAAACGCAGTGACACACTCTCTTATTCAGAGTTTGCACAACGTTACAGCAGCAGTGCAGAAGATCTAGAACATGCTGTTGGTTTTGCTAGATATTTTGGCCTTACTGTGATTGAAAGCAGTGCCGCTGCTGCCATGGTAAAGGTCCGCGGTACGGTGAAACAATTAAATACAGCATTTCAAACACAATTGTTGACCATAGAATCCAACGGCAAGACCTGGATGGGCTATGATGGCATCTTGACTATCCCCGAATCACTTTATCAGGTGGTTGAATATGTCATCGGACTCAACAATCCAGCAACCATGCGGCATCTCTTGACCAAACCAAAACAACCAACTGCCGCAGTGTCTGCATCTGCTGGCCTTGCAAGTTTGACTCCAATTCAAGTAGCTGCTGCATATAATTTTCCAGCCAGCAGTGGCTACGGCCAATGCATAGGTCTGATCGAATACGGTGGAGGCTATACTGCTCAAAATATAACCAGCAGTTTTTCGGCCATAGGCCTGTCAAATCCACAGGTGGTTTCTATTCCTGTTGACACAGGCACAAATGACCCATCAGATGCTGACAGTTCTGGTGAGGTCATGCTGGATATTTTCATTGCAGGAGCAGTGGTTCCACATGCAAAGATTGCAGTGTACTTTGGTGCAGGGGCAGGTAATCCACTGCCAGGTCCCAACTGGTATGACCCCATTAACACAGCTATACACGACCGTGTTAATGCACCCTGTGTGCTCAGCATCAGTTGGGGAGAATCAGAAGCGGCCTTTGGCCGTGTCAACATGCAGGCCATGGACATGGTGTTGTCACAGGCTGCGTTATTGGGCATTACAGTATGCGCAGCATCAGGCGACAGCGGTTCAACATGGGATGGTCTAGGTGTTGAAGTCCTATATCCGGCATCTAGCCCCTATGTACTGTCATGCGGTGGAACTTCATTGTTGTTGAATGGCTCGGCCATAGCCAGTGAAGTGGTTTGGAACCAATCACGCGCTCAAGCAGGTGCTACTGGTGGAGGAATCAGCATTTATGAATCCAAACCTCCATATCAAACTGGTTTGACCTACAAACTGTATCCCAGCAATACTGTGACTAGCCTAGCAACACGCGGTGTCCCAGATGTGGCTGGTAATGCAGACCCGTTCAGCGGCTATAGTTTTTACTACAGCAACAGAAATCTAGCAGCATCACAAGTGGGAGGTACCAGTGCTGTGGCACCATTATGGGCTGGTTTGATCGCAAGATTAGTCTGCTTAACTGGCAAAAACCTAGGACTGGTCAACACACTGCTCTACAGTTCTCCTGCGGTGTTTAACGATGTCATCAGTGGCCAAAATGTCTATACTCCCAGCAGTGTCACCACAGGTTACAGTGCCACTACTGGTTGGGATGCCTGCACCGGCCTTGGCAGTCCAAATGGCACTAAGATTCTGCTGTTGATCAGGAAAGGTCCCGTGTGGCCCAAGAACAATTATGGTTTCCGTCCCAGCAGTGGCGCAGTTTGGCCTCGTACCAACACAGGTGTTAGACAAGTCTAGCAAAAGATAAATAACACATGTTCAACCATCCCTATATCTGTCTCAGTACCAAAGACGATCTCAGCGACGACAGCATCAAATCATGGTTTAAGTCAGTGGATGAAGCTGGGCCGTCTGGTATAATCACTGCTACAGAACTAACAGCCAACAACAAACCTCAGAGATTTTATCGTAGAAAAATCAACGGTATGAATAGATACTGCGTAGTACTCTGCAGAGATCTTGAGGGCGAAGAAGTGCGCAATATAGCATTGGCAGTTGACAGTAGCATACCCAGCGGTGATTTTGAAATCTCATGGAGCCAACACCCCCAAAGTGATGATCGCTATGCTGTCGTTCAGGAAGATCTGTTAAAGGCCATTGCACTAGAAGCGTCTAAACGCAATCATGGAAAATGGTTAAACAAAAAAATCAACGAAGGTTGGAGATTTGGACAGAATTTCAACAGCAGAGGCAAAGTCAGTCCCATGTGCAGAGAATGGCATGCGTTGAATGAAAGATACCAAGCAGCCGAGTACCATAGGATGATCAGCCTCATACAGGTGTTAGAGGAAATGAATTTGAGTTTGATGGCCAAAAAATCATAAACTTAGATCATGAGCAATATCAATCAATCCGAACTTAGGCAATCTGTTCAAAAACTTCATAAACTGGCTGAAAACACACGATTCTCACAGTCCTTGATTACAGATGATGTCGATCAAGATATCTATCGCAACATGTGCTACCAGATGTGGCTGATAACCGATGCAATTGAGCACAAAATTGACCTACCACCAGACCTAGAGCGTCGGTCAACATTTGTACAGGATATTGCAGAATCTCGCCAAGGTTTGGTAAGAATTTTGCCTGCCACACAGCAATATCTCAATCACATCAAGTGCACGGAACCTAGAAATCTAGCAGGTATAATCTACTGCTTTTATCTTGGTTGGCTATATGGTGGACAAATAATTGCAAAAAAACTGTCCTTGCCTAAAAACCACATGACCTTTAGCAATGCCCAGCGCAGTATCGACTGGATAAGACAAACCCTACTGGTTGATCTTAACGAAACTGATATTGCCGAAGCACAGGCTGCATTTATTGTCATAATTGAGATCTATCAAGAACTTTATGAACTGCATTGAACAGATCACAGGTATTGCACGCAGGTTGCAATATATTATAGCAGATGATTTGCTGGCCTATAGCATACCCACAGATGAATATGGCTGGGAAAATCACAGATATGTCAGTCCAAAATTCCGTCTTGGCCATGTGGAACTGTTCCTGCAGGAAAATTTTGCTGTGGTACATGTGTGCGTTTTTCCGCATGAGACTGATCCAAGTCCCATATTTGGTTTTGATGTAATAGCAGGACGAGACAAAATCACCGGAGTATTTTTGGATCTCAGTCCTGTGCAAGAACCAGTAGTGCCTTTCATTAAAATTGCTGTCGCCAGCAACAGAGAGCGTCCAGAATGGGGCGATATATTCAGTGACCATTGGTTAGCCTGCAGGCCCACAGCAGATGACATGACCAAAATAGGTCTCGAGTCTGAACGGCTGTTGACTGAATATCTCAAAGCACTGGGCAAAAACGGCAATAGAGATTTGATTATTGCCAGACAGAATCGCTATTGTACACAGCAACAGAAGAACCCACACACCAGGCGAGCTTTGGTGAAACTACTGGGAGACGCTGGGGCTGAACACTTCATGAGCACAATATTATTTCCCGAGATACCCACAACAGCACACAAATAAACGGCACCTCACTCACATTTATTGCTCATTATATTCTCACAAAACAGCACAATCACACAAGATGACAGGATATCGCAGTATAGTGTCTGCGCGGGGAAGGGACGGTCGCCGTCAGGAACCCGAATAAACAGGTGCATCATCCGCCTGACCGGGAAGTATCGGCTGTCCTCGTGGTGAAAATATCTCCAGCCCGATCCCGGAATACTCAATCAAGATCAGGAATAGATTGTAAAATCATCGCCCCATGTGCTGCATGGGCTACAAATGGATCGCTCTATCTACCATTGATAACGATCAAGAACGGCTGAGGTTGATCAGTATTCCTCTGCTGTTTTCCGCTGCTGGACTCTGTCCAGGATGTGCATGTAATGTTGGTACCGGGCAACCGCCAACGATCGACAACGATCAAGCATGAAAACTGGTCTGTGGGGACTGCCTGTACGCAGAATTTTCTCACATACATTCTCCCTCGTTTAAACGCGGGGGAGATATGGTCTATGGACCCAACCAACCGCAAATGTGTAGGGAAAGCAAAATTAAGCCATTGACTAGGGATAAAAACATGCTAAATTAAATGTAGTTTATAAGGACCTCTGAGATGAAATCTGCAGCAGATGTTGTTATGGCCCTAGAGGCCAATAACAGCCGCATAGAAAAAGAACGCATCATCCAAACCGCTTGGGATAATCAGATATTGGAATTCTTTGAAGGGGCACAAATGGCCTATGATGCGCTGCGCACATACGGCGTTAAAAAAGTACCCCTGATAGATGCCCCTGAGGACAGCGACAATACTGATACTAGTTTTACTTGGTCACGCTTTAAATCAATCGCTGAGAAATTGGAAAATCGCACGCTCACCGGCAATCAAGCCAGAGAAGTACTGCGTGCTGCTGCTAACATTGCTCCGGTAAAAGAATGGAATTGCTTTTACCGCCGCGTGCTGTTGAAAGATCTCAAATGCGGCATTACAGAAACCACCATCAACAAAATTTTGACCAAAAATAGTGATGCAGCAAATCGCTTTGCCATTCCGGTTTTTTCCTGCCAGTTGGCCAAGAACGGTGAAGATCATCCAAAAAAGATGAAAGGCCCAAAACTGCTGGACATCAAATTGGATGGAGTGAGGATTATTTCTGTTCTGGACAAGATCAAAAATACAGTCACCCAGTACAGCAGGGATGGACGTGTCAACGATAACTTCCCACAGATTGCAGAGTATTTGGCTAGGCTGCTGCCTGTAATCACTACCAGCATGGTGTTTGATGGTGAAATGGTCAGTAGAAATTTTCAAGCACTGATGAAACAGCTGAATCGCAAGGAAGATGTGGATACCAATGATGCCAAATTGGCACTGTTTGACTGCTTGCCTTTGACAGATTTCATCGCAGGGGAGTGCAGTTTAACGCAGACCCAACGTCATGCGGCCTTGGCTGAATTCATGCCTTGGCTGCGGGATAGTCATGGTAGTGTCTATGTAGTACCAAAACAACAGGTTGATCTCAACACTACGCAAGGGCAGGCTGAATTCCAGCAGTTCAACCGTGATGCGATTTCTGCAGGTTATGAAGGGGTTATGATCAAGGACCCCGGTGCACCCTACAAGACCAAACGCACTGATGCATGGCTCAAGATCAAACCTTTTGTCACAGTTGATTTGGCCGTTGTTGCAGTTGAGTCCGGCAAACCAGAAAGCAAATTTGCTCATACCCTGGGAGGTTTGGTGTGTCAGGGTGAAGACCAAGGCAAGATCATCACAGTAACAGTGGGAGGCGGCTATACAGAAGAACTGCGTGACCAAATCTGGGCTGAGAAAGACACAGTCATTGGCAGGATTGTTGAAATCAAAGGAGATGCAGTTACACAGAATCAAGATGGCACTTACAGCCTGAGATTTCCTGTATTCATGGGATTCCGCGGCACAACACCTGGAGAAAAATTATGAGTGACACTGCTGCATGGGTCAATCAATTCACAGTTGATGAGCAAAAACTGGCGTTCACCTGCATTTATGACAGTTGTCTTGCCACCAGCAACATGGAGAATCAACTCTGTGCTGCAGCCATCTTGGATTCTAAGGTGCAGACCTATCTGCACCTTTTGGCCGAGTGTGGTTGGGATCCAGTCTGGGCTCAGTTGAAATCCGTATAAAGTTTTGATGTCTGATCAATTATATGAACAGGACCAAACATAGTCTCAATGTTGCTAGATACATCATGGACTACTCTGTCGTGGTACCTGAAGAAAAACAGCAATATCTAGACAGGATGGTGTTTTGGCTTGTGGAAACCTTTGGCGAGCCTAGGCCAACTTGGGCTTTTGATGAATTTGAAACTAGATACCTAGATCATTTTGAGGGAGTGTGGGGACTATCTCACGTACCACAACCTATATTTTGGTTTATTAAAAGACATGACTATGTTTTATTCACCTTGACATGGATGTGAAACTCTGCTAGGATAAGATCATGGGAAAATTTTTCTTGCTTGACAGTGACAGACTATCAGAATACGACATACCCAAGAGATTGATAAAGTATGATAGGAGATTTGGCACTCCATGGCCAAATCAACTGTTTCCATTCAGTTTGGGTTTTGACTATTGGCATTGCTTGTCAGCTGATACTGACATGCTGGTCAAATTGCGTAGATTTGTCGAACAGCGGTGTCTAGGCGATGTTGCTGTTGAAATTGTTGACCGTGGTTACGTAAACCAAACCCAGCTGTGGTTTGAACATGAAAACGACATGCTGTTGACTCAACTAACTTGGAATGAATGGATTGTGATTTGACACACAAGCGTTTGGGTTTTTGTTGCAAATGGCTGGATGATCCCAGCGAAACCATCAACATGAAGGTTAATGCGCGAAACAGGGAGTTGAACACCAGTACCACAACTGTGGCCTGGTTGAATCGACAGGTTCGTGCAGTAGCTGAACAGAGACTTTGGGATCTCATGGAACACAACATACGCTCTGCGCAGTTGTTGGTTGCTAAAGTTGGCCAACTGCCTGCAGAACAGCGCATGTGTCGATTGAGCAGTGATATTTTACCCGTTTATACTGAAGCCACCTGGAGATATTTTTGGCAACGTGCAGATGTTCGTGATTATTGTGCACGAGAATTTGCCAAGGTTGGTGCCACTGCTCGTAATTTAGACGTGCGACTGAGCATGCATCCGGGTCAGTTTGTCTGTTTGGCTAGTGAAAATCCAGATATTGTACAGCGTTCTATAGAAGAATTTGAATATCATGTTGATATGGCTCGGTGGGCTGGTTTTGGTAAAACAAAGAATGATTTCAAAATCAACGTGCATATTGCCGGAAGGCAAGGACCGGATGGAATCCGCAAAGCACTACGGAGATTATCCCCGGAAGCACGCAACTGCATTACTATTGAAAATGACGAAAATTCATGGGGCTTAGAAGATGTTTTGTATCTGGAAAAGGATTGTTCACTAGTATTAGATTTACATCATCATTTTATCAAAACAGGCGAATACATCAAACCAACTGATGATAGATACCAGAGAGTAATTGCAAGTTGGCCAGGGGCGCGGCCAGTTATACATTACTCTTATAGTCGCAACGAGCATTTACCAAGTGGTTTCTCCCACACAAGTATGCCAGACATGACAAAATTGCTCGCCGGTGGATGTAAAAAACAGAAACTCAGAGCTCACAGCGATTTTTATCCAAACCGTGTTGTGAATGAATGGGCGTTGTCTTTTCTCAAAACTGCCGATATCATGTGCGAATCTAAATCAAAGAACCTTGCCAGTTTTGCACTGGCCGAACAAGCAAAGATCCTTGGGTTAGTTTAGGACGGTTGTAGCTAGGGATTTAACCAATGTCAGAGTGTATGCAAATGCTTGTAGAACTGCAGGCCACTCTGTCATTCTGACTTTTTGTCAGCAGCTGCCGCAGCCGCTAAATACATGGTAGTTTACGGAGCAGGCAATGAATGTCAATCATCTAAATCCAAAAATGATAGCCATATTAACACCTAATCATGGTGTAGACATGGATGCAACAATTCAAGTTGGACCTAAGATAGCTCAGCATCTCAATGCACTGTCGCAACTTTGTTCACACATTGCCAACAGCGATAATCTTCAACATCAGATTGAGGAATTGAAAAACCTTGCAGCCACCTATGTACCTATCAACAACATGTTGGAACGCAGTCCAGTGGCGGAGGATGTTGTCTATCGCAGAGATCGTCAAGATCCCATGAACAACAGTGAGATACTGATTCTTGGGGGCGCCGAACGATACACCATGTCTGCACTGCGTACAAAAGCAGCACGGGAATCTGCCAATCTTGCAGATATGCTGAGTAATGATCCAGTCGACTATCACAGTGCGGCTGATTCAGTCAAGCAATTGGCCAACACAGTCAATACTATGGTAGCAGCACTTAAAGAATTGTCTAGAAAGAGTCGTATTAGCCGAGCTGACCTAGATGAACAACAGGTCGAACATGAAGCGTTGAAAGCAGTTGGAGATCTACGCAGTGCACTGATAAAATATGGACGAACTGGTAAGAAGATATCAGACGAGGTTGTCAACAAAATCATGCATGACATATTGGCCAAAACACGTCGCACTGATATGAACAGTCTTATGCAGGCATGGAAAAGCAGCCAAGGTGGTTTGACGCCGCTGCAGTGGGCACAACAAAGCACAGATATACATGATCGCAACATTCGAAACACCGCAACAACTGCTGCGATTGATGAAAGTCTCACGGCCTTGCATGTTTTAGAGATGTACGAAACTATGAGAGTTGGTATGGGAGATCGCTCTTGGGTGGCCATTTCCAAACGACTGCGTGCAGAAGGCTATGATCTCCAATTGATAGAAGATGTAATTGATCGTGCGATAATTCTATCACAAGATGTTTGATGATCTAAATGACCACTGCAAATGGGGAATAAGATAAATAACATTTGTAATTACTGCAAAGGTTAATATCGTGCGAGCAAGAGAAATCTTTGAACATCGTGGTGATGCTGACGTGCCGGATACCAGTAGAGAAGCCATGCCAAATGGCACACTGGTCCCCGACCTTGACAGCGACTACGAATTCTATCGGCTGTTGACCGCTCTGGCTGGTGTTCCAGAAAATCCCAATATTCCTCTTAACAGCGTGATGAAAGACAAACCTCTGGTAGTTCCCTATACTGAGATCGAACATCAGCAGGTTTTAAAAATGCTGAAAAGAATGAAACGCAACAATGATACATTGACCAAAGCCCCTAGCGGTGAGGCAGATTGGGTACATAAAATCAGTCCAGTAAGAAAATTCAAGGATCACCACTGATGAAAATAATAGACCTATTAGAAAAAAATACCAATCCAATTGAACTGCGCAGACTCAGAGAAGGCGGTAATGTGTTTGCTGGCCGTACTGCTGCTATCAAATTGGATGATATTACTCCTACTCTTGACGCGTATTTTGCTGAGTTACAGCGGGTATTTCCCAACAAGGCAGATATCTTCAATGAGGAACATTTTAATCCTGTTGGTAGTGTTCGAAAAAAGCTAGAATCGGGTGACATTGACCTAGCAGTAAGTGCACTTGACATACTTGATGAAAAAATGAGCGATGCGAGTATTGCAGAGTGGGGTCTAGATCCAACAGCAGTTGCTACAGAAGCAGCAGCATTGCAAAAACGTGCTAGAACCAGCACACCAGAACAGAGCAGGATGAAAGCTTTTCTCAAATTGCTAGCAGTTTATATCAATAGTCATGCGCCAAAACTGCATTGTGATGAGAAAAAAGTCACAGACGGCAACTTGTTTGGCCTATATCCTCAAATCAACACCGATGGTGAAGAAGTTGGCGTAGGTGTACAGATAGATTGGATGGTAGGCAACCTCAAATGGTTGAAATTTTCCTATTATTCGTCAGCGACCCCTGCTGGTTCAAACGTCAAAGGACTTCATCGTACACAATTGATGTTGGCTGCTTTTCAAGTTGCCGACCTTTCTTTCAACCATATCAATGGTGTCAAAGACAAGGCCACTGGGGAAATTATCAGCAGAGATCCAGATGAAGCATTGACTATACTAGGAGACAGACTGGGCTTCCGTATCACTCCCAGCGATGCTGAAAACTATTTTAAACTTCTCGATCTATTCAAGAACAAGATGAGGCCAGATGACTATAATCAGTTATTGGATGTTTATTTCAAGATTTTAGACAGCACGCGAGCAGATATTCCAGATAACCTTCAGGATCAATGGCGTGATCGCAGGGATAGACTAGGGCTAACAGGCAAATTTCTGCCAGACACCTCCAAACTCAAGGACTAGTTATGATAGACGAAAGCGGTGTAGCAGGTGCAGATCGCATCAAAAGTCGAGCAGATTTTGCACACTTCATGGAGGATTATCGCAAGCTGATCAGCCAATACCCTGGGTTTGTCAGCATGCAGCCCAGCGGCAGTTATAACAGCGATCCCAGCAAGCAGGATTTTGGTGACATTGATCTCATTGTGCATATCGAATCATCCAAAACTAAACCTGAACTCAAAAAAGATCTAGTGAATTGGTTTACAAAACAGCCTGACACAGTTATAGTACCGTTTTCAAATCCCAAATATGTTGGCAAGCGCACCTACAACAGCGGTGAGATTGTGTCTGTGCGTTATCACGATGCAGATCTCGGCTATTCTGCACAGATCGACAACATTATAGCACTGGATTCAACTGAAGCAGAGTTCAAACAGGGCTTTCTAGATTATCCGGCAGCCACTCAAGGATTGATACTGGGTTTGGTCAAGATTGCTGCCATAGAAACTGAACCTGCAGACTTGTTTAAATCTCTAGGAATTGACATCAAACGACTTGATCCCCAAGGTCTTGGTCCAGATCAAGAGTATGAATTCAATCTCAGCAGTAATGAATTGCAACTACGCAAGGTCACTTATCAGCCGGGTACATTTACCACTGCTGATAAGATAGTTTTGTGGAGTTCTCGCAATATAAAAGATCTCCAGACCCTGTTGTGGCAGTATGATCTTAAAGACAATTTTCCTGGACTTTTGAAACAGGCCAAAAGCAAGATACGTAATCCTCGCAGTAATCGCAGGATGGAAGGTGTATTTTCCAGCATGGTCAGTGTGAAATCTGGTGAAGTTGGCACTGCAAAAGGTCAGCAAAAGACCTCCGCACTTGATGCGGTAAAGTCAGCATTTGCCGAACACAAGATACCTACCCTCAAAGAATACTTTGATTTTATTACTGCGGGACAAAAACTTCTAATAGAAGCAGAACAGGGCAAGACTATAGTTATCTTTTCTGGCAGATTCCAACCTTTTCATCAGGGACATGCAGAAACCTACAGGGAACTACAGCAGAAATGGCCAGATGCCGACGTTTGGATCGCTACCACTGGCAAGACAGGTCCTGACAGCCCGTTCAATTTTGCTGAACGCAAAAGTCTTGCTGAACTGCAGGGGATTCCTGCCAACAGAATTGCCGAAGTAAAAAGCCCATATCAGGCCACAGAAATACTAGCCCATTACGATCCCACAGTTGATCATGTGATTTATGCTGTAAGTGCCAAAGATGCAGATAGATTAAAAGGTGGGTTGAAGAAGGACGGCACTCCTGCTTATCTACAGCCCTATCATCCGGGCGAACCAATGGCACCATTTGACTTAAAATCTGGACATGCATATGTTACCATAACACCTGTGGTGCAGTTCACTGTTGCTGGACAAGACATCATCAGTGCTACCGACATACGCAACATGCTGTCGCATAATGACGCACAATTGCAACGTCAAGTTCTGCAGGATCTCTATGGAAAAAATGCCGCTGCTGCGGCAAAGATAGTTTTGCCACACTTCAAGTGAGATTGCTGTTGCCTATGTTGTTTTTGGTTTTGTCTGACGCGATGTTTTTTGTAGATAATCGGCCTGCTGTTGTTGATTATCTAGCCAGGTAATATTACGTTGCGTGTTCCAAGCAGTTTCGCCGCGAGCATGCAAAATGCCACTGTCTTGGCGATCACCGATATATCTCATCAGTAGAAATGGTTCATATTCACCTTGAGGAATTTGGCCATTTATCCATTTTTTATCAGCGTCTAAGGTATAGATATCGTTTTTTTCATGTTTGATAAACGGTATACCGTATAATATCATGTTGACATTTGAAACTCCGTAGTTTTGTCCAAAGTTTTTGCCAAACAATATCTTTTCTTTGATCTCATAGGGTACTGCTGCAGTGCTTAAACCAAACGATTGACCAGGAGACAAGGTGGGTTTACCTGTTGATGCTGAAGTTGTAACATCTTTTATCCTGTTTATCCATGCTGTTATGTCTGGGTTGCCTGATAGATGCTGCCAGCCTCCCCATTTAAAATCTTTACCTGCTTTGAGACTGATCCAACCGACTGGCTGTTGGTACTCGTCTAAAATAGTCATATCGCTTTTCATAACTCCGGGTGTCTTTATGACCGATGCTGCGTGTACCATTACAGGATCGGCTGTGGTACCAAGATTGAGCCAAATGTAATCTCTATCATTTAACAAGGTCTTCAACTGTAATTCTACACTGGCCTTTTGCATTTGCTCTAGTTTTTCTCTGGATCCAGATTCTTCTCCGCCGAATTCGGCTGTTTTGACGATGTCACTGAGTTTAATACGAGATGGTGTAGATTGGTTATCATCTGTCTCAAGGTTGATCCAAATGGTTTTGCTGTCAGAAGGTTCATTGAATTCCTTTTCCAGCCGATCTGCTTCGTTGGGATCTATAATCACCTGTTGCTGACCTTGATGAGTCTTGATGGTAAATGGAGATCGGTTGCGAACCTTGTCCAAAAATATTGTTATTCTATCTTTGGGCGTGCCGATATATTTGCGCATGCCCGCAATATTCATCTGTTTTTCATCGATCTTGCGATGGATTAAGATTTCACCTATTTTCATACTGTTATTTATTCTTCGTGCGGAGATGACTGCAACAGCTTGTTCCGCGGTAGTTCACCAACACTCTGTTAAATAAGAGATAGATACAGGATCAATCACATGAAGTTTGTAGAATTTCTAGAAAAACCAAAGAATATGTCTGCTGCTGACGGCGGCTCACAGAGTGAATCTGTTATTAGCGAAAAAGATGACAATGAAAAAACACATGCACCCTACCCTGGGCAGAGTTCGGGCAGACTGAAAAACTACATCAAACGTAACTATGGTGGCAAAATTTCCTGTAGAAAAGCCGGTTCGGTTCTAAATGATCCCAATGCAGGCAATTTCTATAAAAAACGAGCCAAATGGTACAAGAGCCTGCACTGTCTTGGTCGCAAACAGGTGAGAGAAGATGACGAAGGTGCTGTTTTGACCATTTTTGACATAGATGACACGCTGATGAAAACCACTGCAACTGTTTTGATCCGCAGGCCAGACGGGTCAAAACAAGAACTAACTTCTGCTGAATTCAACCATTATAAGTTAAAGCCGGGTGAAGAATTTGATTTTGGTCGGTTTAAAGATGCGGAACTTTTTCGCGCCACCAGTAGACCCATCAAAGATCTCTGGAGAACTGCACAGCAAACAGTGAATACAGTAGGTCGTCGTCCAGGTTCGCGTGTAGTTATAGTTACAGCGCGCAGTGACCTTGACGACAAGAGCAAGTTTCTCAAAACTTTTGAAGATCATGGCCTAGATATGAGCAAGGTGCATGTGTTCCGTGCAGGCAATCTTGGTTCTGGCAGTTCGGCTGAAAACAAGAAAATTATCATAGAAAAATTACTGAGAACTGGTAGATTTACTGAAACTCGGCTATTTGATGATCATATGGCCAATCTTCAAGCATTTCTATCTTTGAAAACACAGTTTCCACATGTGGTATTCAAGGCCTATCCTGTGGTCAATGGCAAAATGGGCAGACCAATTATTGTTTAAGAGACGTAATCTCTGCTATGTTTATGCACAGAATTGGAGATAATCGTGACTGTTTTGATTGCACATCGTGGATTGACTCGGGGTCCAGACCCCCATATTGAAAATACACATTCAGCCATTACGCAGGCTAGACAACAGGGCTATGATGTTGAGATAGATGTTTGGTACTGTGATGGTTCATGGTGGTTGGGTCATGATCAGCCACAATATGCACTAGATCTTGCCTGGCTGAGAACCATGGATCGACAAGATAATCTTGACATGCACCACGTATGGATACATGCCAAAGACATAAAAACTCTCTATCAACTGAGACTGTGTCGCTGGGGCGGCCATGTGTTTTTCCATGAAAATGATCCTGTGACTTTGACCACAAGTGGATATATTTGGACATTTCCGGGGCAGTCACTGACACCCTTGAGTGTGTGCGTTATGCCAGAATCGGCAGGCATGCTTGACACCATAGCCCAAGTTGATGTCTGGGGAATCTGTAGTGATTATATAGACAGTATTGCTTTGCAAGTAAACCAAAAATAACCGCCGATAAATATCCTACACAGCGTTGGGAATCATCATGCAGACTATTCTGGTAGCCGGAGTTTTAAATCAGCCCTATGGTAGTTGGCCAGCGGCCAGCCAAAGCGATGACGGCATAACTTGGAGCGACATCACTAGACCATTTGACGTTGGTGATTTCTGTACTGCTTTGGCCACAAATGGTGGTGTGGTCGCAGTGGCTAATCAGCGAGGTTATCTAGCCACCACAACTGACATGGTCACATGGAGCCATACTGAGATCAATGATGGATTTGGCACAGTTGGCCTTGGTCATGCCCGGGATCACAACGGTCATGATCATTGGTTGGCTGTGGGCAGTTACAATTACATCAATGGATACGGTCCCTATCCTGCCTTTTCAGAAGTGGCACAAATATATAGATCCAACCGCGCTGATCTTGGCTGGGCTATGGTTTGGACCAGCAACAACAACAGCCTCTTGTATCAAGTGGCATATTTTAAATCCGCACCAATAAGCAACAGCGAGACTGCTGATGTCTGGGTTGCTGTGGGCAATAATGGCAGCAACCGTGGTGAAATAATCTATAGCCTCGACTATGGTCTATCATGGGCAGCAGCAGCAGTACCACAGGGTGTTGAAATTATCTACAGCACAGCGCTGTATCAAAGAGCAGGACAACTGGTGTGGTATTGGGGTTGCAAAGGCCGCTTGTTTATTACCAATTCGCTGCATGACACGGTCTGGGAAGAAGTGAGTTTGGATGCTGAAGATACTGCTGTGTCCATCACAGTCAACAGCACCGGTGCTATGGTGGTCACTGGGGTGAATAGGCTTTATATCACTCTAAACGGTTTGGTTTTTTCCAAATTCAGTGTATCTGGTTATGTTTTCAACGGTGTAACGGTGTTTGACTATGACAATGGTTCAAGATGGTTGGCCTGGGCACGCAGCGGGCTCAATCAATGGACCATGTGGTACACAGACAATCTCTTGTCCTGGGAACCCTGGAACAACGGTATTGAAGTACAGGGGTCAACTGTCAATGCTTGATTGACCACCAGTTGCAGATAACCATATGCTTGATATACTGCAATAAGGAGTATAAAATGAGTATAGGTTCACTTTCCGCTGGTGACAAGGCACGACTACAGGGTCTGATCAACGAAGGCGTGCAGGCCATGATTGATATTGCATCTATGCGAGATGGCCTCAAGGAAACCATTGAAAACATCGCAGAAGAACTGGACATCAAAAAGACTGTGCTGAACAAGGCCATCACCATTGCCTTTAAAAACAACCAAAACAAGGACAAACTGACCGAAAGCCGTGAAGAGTTGGACGAGGTTGAACAGGTGTTGATGGCAGCAGGTCGAGCATAAAAATGAAAAAATGGATCTTCATCACCGGAGGATGCGGCTACATAGGCAGCCATGTAGCAGCTGAAATCAAAGACAAGACTGACTATTCGGTGCTGTTGATCGATCGACGTGCTAAAGAATTAGTACACACTACTAAATTCTGCGATATGGTAGCCGATGAGGATTTTGCCAGCAAGGTCAGCCAGGAAGCCATTCGCGAATATCGACCAGAAACTGTGATACATCTGGCTGCCAACAGCACGATTGGTTCCAGTATGACCAATCCTGCTGGCACCTGGGAAAACAACGTGACCAAAATGCAGCAGTTGCTGTCATGCTGTGTGCAGAATCAAATTCGCAATGTAATTTTTGCCAGCAGCAGTTCGGTTTATGCAGATCAACATGTGGCCATTGATGAATCGCATGCATTGTCCCCCTACAGTCCATATGCTACTACAAAGATGGTTGGCGAAATGATGCTGAGAGATTGGTACGGGGCGCATGGTATACGCAGCCTAAGCCTGCGTTTTTTCAACGTAGCAGGAGCACATACCAAATACGATCTTGGAGAGTTGCAGGGCAGCAGCCATTTGATGGCCAAGATTATGGAAAGTGTAGTAGATGGCCGTGATTTCACTGTATGGGGCAGGGACTGGCCTACTCCGGACAAGACTGCCATACGTGACTATACGCATGTCTTAGACATTACCGATGCAGTCTTATTGGCAATAAAATGGCTGCCAAACAATCACGGCGCGCATGTGATGAATCTTGGCGGTGGCCAAGGTCGCAGTGTACAGCAAATGATCAACACTACCGAACTGTTGTTGAGCAAACAACTGCCATATCGATACGGCAATCGTTTGGATGGAGATAGTGCCATGAGATTTTCCAACAATGCTTGTGCATTAAAACTACTGGGTTGGCAACCCAGTCGTGGATTAAATGACATCATTTTGGACAGTTTCAAATGGTACAACAGTGACATGTATCGTTCATTAACGCAAGCAAAAATTGTCTATTGAATGTCTCTGATAGAGAGATTATAACTGAGTTAGGAGGTACAGACATGTATGTTGATGCATTCTATGAACGTGATAAAAATCAAATATTAGTAGTAGAGCGCAACCGCGCTGGCAAACGCATCTACAACCAATTTCCTACCAAATACTGTGTGTATTGGCCCAGCGCTCGTGGCAAGTTTAAGAATATCTACGGTACTGCCTGTGAAAAGTATCAAACTACTAAACTGAAAGAATTTACACGAGAAATTAATATCATTCCCAAGTTGACTCAGCATGAATCGGATATCAATCCAGTGTTCCGCTGCTTCTATGACAACTACAAGGGTGTACCGGGACCAGACCTGCATGTGGCTTTTTTTGACATTGAAACTGACTTTGATCCTTTACGTGGGTTTTCCAGCACAGATGATGCATTTTCGCCAATAACTGCCATCTCAATCTATCTCAAATGGTTGGAAAGAAACTTTACCATGGTGATCAAACCCAAAGACATGGATCAAACCACTGCTGAAGAAATTGTAGCCAAATTTGCCGATACAGTTCTGTGTGAAAGCGAAAAAGAACTGCTAGAACTGTTTCTGGGCATCATAGATGATGCTGATGTGCTGAGTGGTTGGAATTCCGAAGGCTATGATATTCCCTATATACACAATCGCATAGTACAGGTCTTGGGCAAGGAAGAAACACGCAAGTTGTGTCTCTGGGGAAAATATCCCAAGCGGCGTGAATACGAAGCCTATGGACGTCAGACTGTGACGTATGATCTAGTTGGTAGGATACACCTTGATTATCTACAACTGTATCGCAAAAATACCTATCATGAAATGCACAGTTATCGTTTGGACTTTGTGGGAGAATATGAAGTTGGTGATAAGAAAACACATTACGAAGGCAGTTTAGATAGTCTCTACAACAACGATTTTGAAAGATTCATAGAATATAATCGCCAAGACGTCATGTTGTTGGTAAAGATCGATGCTAAAAACAAGTTCATAGAACTCAGCAACAATCTAGCACATGAAAACTGTGTGCTGCTGCCAACCACTATGGGTGCAGTGGGGTTGATCGACCAGGCTATTGTTAACGAATCTTGGGATCTTGGATTTGTTGTACCAAATCGCAAGAATGATCGCGCGAAACACCGCAGTGACGACGACGATGAGGATGACGATTCGGTCGACATATCTGGTGTGGTTGGGGCATATGTGGCTGATCCAAAACAGGGCATGCATGATTGGATTGGCGGTGTTGACATCAACAGTCTCTATCCCAGTGCCATTCGTGCACTGAATATGAGTCCGGAGACTATCGTTGGCCATATCCGCCCAGAAAGCACCGACAAGCTCATCACCAAACGCATGAAGTCTGAAAAAAAATCATTTGCTGATGCGTGGAACAGCATGTTTGGCACATTGGAATATAACCAAGTGATTAATCAAGATCTCACACCAATAACAGTGGATTTTGAAGACGGTAACAGTCAAACTGTGTCAGCCAGTGAACTGTATGATTTGGTTTTCAAAAGTGGTAAGAATCTCATACTCAGTGCCAATGGTACTATATTTACCGGTGACAAGCAGGGCATTATACCCGGTCTGTTGAGTCGTTGGTACAGCGAGAGAAAAGAACTGCAGGCTGAGATGCGACGATATGGGGATCTCTGTGCCAACGGCATAGAATTGTCAGCTGATCTAGCAGATGAGGTTAGACAGATCCTTGCTGCAAACCAGACAACCTAAGTTTGATCATTGCATCGTTTTGGTTGGCTGTTGACATATCATCAACAGGTTTGGTATATTATGATGAACAATATGGAGCTCCAAATGGAAACAATTGACAGCTTGGTAAAGAAACGGGATGCTCGGGGTATAGCAGCATTTATCGAATCCAATGGATTGGCTCTAAACGAGTCCAATCGCATGACAGCCGTATCGAGTCAAGCCAAAACTCGCTGCAAGCGCCAACAAGACTTCTATGATCAGCGCCAGCTTATCAAGAAAATCTTGCTTAATTCGTAGATCTGCGACGCTGATTGGCAACAATCAGATGACAACTGCTCTAATTGCTGGAAACTCCCTGACAGGGACAATCAGCAGCCAAGCGTTGGAAACAACGAAGGTTCAACGACTAGATCGAAAGATCGTAGATCCAAGTGGATCGAAATGGGCAGCATCCCACGTGGATGGTGATATAGTCTCCTCTGCATGGTAACATGCAGCAGTGCTGTTAAAGCACGGGGCAGCATTAACGACGCTGTCTGAAGATCAAGGTGTATGGAGCTATTGGTAATCCCAGCTCAAGGTTCGCAGACAACCGAGTGGCACAGAGCACCACTTTGACTGGTCGTTGCATTGTCAAACACATGGCAGGAAAGATTAATGAAACGATTGCAGGCGATTACAATCACACAGGGGTATCAATAATTTACGGGGATACCGATTCGGTTGACGCCGAATCAATTATTAGAACCAATTTAGGTGATAAAACTGTTGAAGACTTGTTTCTGAGTGGTAGTCTTTTTTGGCAAGAGGGCAACAAGGAATATTCAAGAAACGATGCAGTCCAAGTTGTCAGCTATCTTCCTGAAGAAAACAAGACAACTCTGTCCAAATATAATTATGTCTATCGTCATAAGGTACGGAAAAAGAAATATAGGATTACCACGTCTAGTGGCAAATCAGTTATTGTTACTGAAGACCATTCAGTTATGGTGTTGATTGATGGACAACTGGTAGAAAAAAAGCCAACTCAGTTGACAAAAAATGATAAGGTTATTACCTTGTCATAAACAATTGTTCAACTATGCTGCGCCTGGTGTGTTGGGTTTGGTTAACGGATTCAACACACTAAGATCAAGGTCGCCACAGAAAGATGCTTTTAAGTGAAATAGTTTGCTGGAGAGAATTTGAAAATTCTCAAACAAATCATAGAGGAAGGTTTTAAATGGTGAACCACCTAATAGAGACGATTGAATCAATTGAAGAATTGGGAGAATTTGAAGATGAGTATGTCTATGACATAGGTATTGATCCAACTCACCCCTACTTCTTTGCAAATGATGTTTTGGTTCACAACTCCGCTTATTTCTCGGCCTATCCGGTGATGAAAGATTCACCAGATTTCCAAGACTTTGAATGGACCAAGGAAGCAGTGGTAGAACTCTATGACAAGATTGGAGACATAACCAATGCCAGTTTTCCTGATTTTATGCGTGCAGCTTTCAATTGTCAGCCCAGCAGTGGAGCCATTATACGTGCAGCGCGAGAACTCTGCGCACTGAAAGGTCTATTCATTACTAAAAAACGCTATGCTGTTTTGATCTATGACAAAGAAGGCAAGAGGAAAGATTCCAATGGCAAGCCAGGTGAGATCAAAGCCATGGGTCTTGATCTCAAACGCAGCGATACTCCCAAGATCGTGCAGGATTTTCTCAGTGACATCTTGGTTGATGTATTAACTGGCAGTACAGAACGGGACATTCAACAGAAAATTCTAGAATTCCGCAAGGAATTTCGCAGTTGGCCTGGTTGGCTCAAGGGTTCTCCCAAGCGTGCCAACAAGATTACACACTATCAAAACATCATCAACAGTCAGGGTCCGCGAGGTACCATTCCCGGACATGTGCTGGCCAGCATCAACTGGAATCGATTGAAAAAGATCTATGGCGATCATTATAGCCAGTCAATACAAGATGGTGCCAAAGTCATAGTGTGTAAATTGCGATCCAATCCCAGTGGCTTAACATCCGTAGCATATCCTGTTGATGAATTGACACTGCCGCAATGGTTCAAAGATCTACCATTTGATGAAGAAGCAATGGAGTCAGCATTGATTGACAAGAAGTGTCAAAACCTTCTGGGAGTGCTGTCATGGGACCTCGAGTCAAATCGCGAGAACAGCAGTTTCAGCGATCTATTCAGTTTTTAAAACAAGGAACAGCAAATAATGGCCACTAAACCCACTACGATATACTCTCCAACTGATCTCAAAACACTTGTTGACGCACTCAATGGAGCGCCATCATACTTGTCAAAGCGATTCATACTGAAGTGGCTCTGCGGTTGGACAGACGAAATGATCGAAACCAACATGCGTATGAAACAGGAAGAAGACTATCAACACAAGACTGGAGAAAAGACATGGCGTTAAAAGACTATATCAAAGACCTTACCACCTACGTGACTCCCACGGGGTTTTTTGACAAGATCAAGGTAGCGGCTACTACCAAAGAAATCACAGTTGAAGCCATGGAAAAGGAAAAGGAAGTGATTCTCAAGGGTCGCTTTACCAAACCTTTGAGCGACCTTACTGGCGAGTTTGGGCTCAGTAATCTTTCACTGCTGCAGACTATCACCGGCGATCAGCAATTTCCTCATGCCGAAAGCACACTTGCCATCACCTATGAGTCCAAAGCAGCAGAAAAGATCCCAACTGAACTGGCCTATCAAAACAAAAGCAAAAGCCATATCAACTATCGATTCATGGCCAAACAACTGCTGCCAGACCAGCCCAAGTTTATGGAGCCCAAGTGGGATGTCACAGTAACACCCAGCAAGGCCAACATACAGCAGTTGACCTGGGCAGCCAATGGTCTTGGTACCTATGAGCAGTATTTCATTCCCAAGATTGTGGATGGAGACCTCATGTTTTTCATCGGTGAAGACAATGCAGCAACACAGCGCGGTGGGGTAGTATTTGCCAGCGAACGCAGTGAAACATTTGTCAGCGATCACAAATGGAAGATTGCGCAGATACTGTCGGTTTTGAAATTGGCAGACACCTGTGATTGCGAAATGTCTTTTTCTATCAAAGGTGCTATTCAAATCACCCTCAATACTGGTGTAGGAACCTATCGTTATATTTTCCCTGCAAAAGTGCGTTGAACATCTTGGAGATCACTGTGACAGTGATCTCCTATAGATTTTATAAATAACCAAGATGAGATATCAAAAGCACTTCCGCACTATCGTAATCAGCGATTTGCATATGGGCAGCGCTGGTTGCAAAGCAAAATTACTTAATGATTTCCTCAAACATCATTCATCGGATTGGCTCTATCTCAACGGCGACATATTTGACTGTTGGAAAATAGAACAAAACAAGTGGAATTTTACCAAAACACAGGGCAAGGTCCTGCGACGCCTGCTGAAGATCAGTCTCGGCAACACCAAAGTAGTATATGTGCTGGGCAATCATGATGATTTTTTCCGCAATTTCATACCATATAAGATTAACCTTGGCAAAATACGAGTGGTAAACGAATGCTGTCATGTTGGTCTTGATGGTCGCAGATATTTGGTAACGCATGGTGATCTCTTTGACACAGTCAGCAATCTGCATCGCTGGGTCAGCATGTGCGGAGACAGCGCCTATACATGGCTGCTGCGCATGAATGGAGCGGTGAATTGGCTGCGCGGCCTTTTTGGTCTGAGATACTGGAGCCTCAGCCACTATCTCAAAACCAAGGTCAAACGTGCTGTGGATTTTATCTATCGGTTCGAAGAAACTCTAGCCAACTATGCACAGCACAAAAACTATGATGGGGTTATTGTTGGACACATACATGTCCCCGAAATCAAACTCATCAATGATATTGTCTACATGAATTCCGGCGACTGGGTTGAAACCTGCAGCGCATTGGTAGAAGACGAAGAGGGCAATTGGATGGTGTTGTATTGGTGCTCAGTGGAAGATTGATGTTCATTGGTTGATCTTATCGTTTAACTAGACTATCATCAGCTGAAAACAAGAGGTGATGTATGGCAATTGAACCAACCACAACGATCTATTCAACTAACAATGACAAAGTCATCTGCAAATATGCCGCTGCACTGAATGATATCTTGTTTGGAGGTCGGTGATGAATAAAAAGACATTTGTCTATTGTACCTTTCAAAAGGAAGGATACCATTTCTTTCCCGGAGCCGACACTGATCCTCAATATGCCACAGGTGATGTATACGATGTCAGTGCACTGGGATTTAGGCACATGCACTACTTCAACTTCAAAGTCTGGGTTGAGGTGACTCATGCAAACCGTCAAATTGAGTTTATACAGCTGCGTAGATGGATTGAGCGTTTATATTCAACTGGTGCTCTCGAACTTGACAATCAAAGTTGCGAAATGATGAGTGACGCATTGTATGAAAAAATCTCCGCTAGATATCCCGGAATGGAGATCAGGATAGATATCAGCGAAGAAGGTATCAACGGTTCTTACACTGAATATCAACCGTGATATTCAGTGTGAAAGACAATCTCGCGCGAAAGCCCGCGAGAGTTTGCTGCGCGGTAGTTCACCATGTCCGACATACAACTGCTGTCACAATATGACCAAACTGTTGTCATCCTGATAGCAGCTGATATAATACAACAACGATTATCCGGCGAGTATTTCTTGCACAGACGCTGTGAAACGTTGGTGAGTTGAGATTACAAATCACAAGAGAAATAAAATGACAACAATCTACATCGTGCCAATTGAACCCGTAACCACGCGCTATACAAAACAATGGTATGACCATATTCCAATTCTGTTAGACCGTGCAGGTGCAGAACATGTGGTGATCGTAGACGGCGAAGCAGTGTCAGATACGCCAACTCCTGGGGCGTTTTTAGATTTTGCCGCAACAAATCAATGGAAAAGTAGCCAATTGATGATCATTGCACAGTTGTTCCGCGAGCAAAAGATACAAGATGGCGACAAGTTCCTCTATACAGACGCATGGAACCCAACATGTATACAACTGCGCTACATGGCAGAATTGTTTGGCAAAAAGATTGAAATACATGGTCTTTGGCATGCTGGTAGCTACGATTCGCAAGATTTTCTAGGGAGATTGATCGGTGACAAGCCCTGGATACGCAATGCCGAGACCAGCATGTTCTACACCTATGACACCAATTGGTTTGCTACGAGATTTCACAGTAATCTTTTTCTGCGTGAAATGTTTGATGTTGAGATTTTTTTCCGCAAGGATGAAACTGACGAATGGGTTCATCATGCCATAGGGGCTGAACGCCGTAGAATCAAGATCACAGGTTGGCCCATGGATTATCTCGTTGATGCACTGAAACCCTACAGCAATCTACAAAAGAAGCAGCAGATCTGTTTCCCACATCGTATTGCACCAGAAAAGCAGTTGGAAATTTTCAAAGACCTGTCGTTGGTCATGCCCGAGTACAACTGGGTAGTTTGCCAGAATACACCATTGACCAAACATGAATACCATACCATACTTGGTGAGAGCAAGGTTGTATTTTCAGCCGGTCTACAAGAAACCCTAGGTATTTCTGCATGCGCTGAGGCATCACTGTGTAATGCTATACCATATTGTCCAGACAGACTCAGCTACAGTGAGATATTCTCAAATCATAAAGAGTTTTTATATCCATCAGAATGGACTGAAAACTGGGAAGGTTATCTTCGACACAGATCAAAGTTGGTAGATCAAATTAGATCTATCATGAATGGATATGATCAGATGTTGCCAATTATAAAAGATTATAATCAACATACAGTTTCTAAATACTTTAGTGCAGATCCGTTGGTCACTGCATTGATAGGGTAATAGGTGATAACCTCAAGCGAATAAGACAACTTTTGGATTATGACCAAAATCCTGCATGGAAAGCCGTGGGTAGATTTGATTTGCCAAAGGCATGTCTAGCGATTTGGTGATCAACCTGCCCTAGCAGTAGATTCGTCACAGCTTTTTAATTGTAGAAACCACAGTGCAGCAGCGGAACATTTGCAACGCAGTGGATACCATTTGCTCACCCAATATCGCAGCAACGTGGTGTTTGCGCCAAAGACTGTCTAATAGAAAATTGCAGAACCTGTTGTTCTGCAACTAAACTGTATGATAGGAGAACTCTCGCACATGTTACCTGCTGTATTCAAAGACCTAGACCGCGGTCTGTTGTGGAAATTGGTCATAATCCAATCACTGCTGATCACCATCAGCAACTATTTGGTACACTATAAATTCGCCATACTGGGATGGCCCTTGGCCTGGAGCATATGGTGCACACCACTGTTCATGGTGATCACTGATCTGGTCACACGCCTAGTGGGCAAACCACTTGCACGAGCTGTGCTGCTGGCCACTCTGGTGCCGGGCATGCTGGGCACTGCGGTTGGTGCTTGGCTCTATGGCAGCGGCCTAGTTGATGGCACTCGCCTCACGGTAGCCAGTGGCATCTGTTATCTGCTGCCCATGCTGTTGGATGTCTGGATCTTTGCCTGGCTGCGCCATCGTATATCTGCGTGGTATGTAGCACCTGCTGTCAGCGGTGTTGTGACCACCATATTCATGACATATCTGTTTTGGGGTGTGGCATTTGCAGGCGGCAGCGATCCCTATCTCAGCAGTCATTGGTATGTGTTGGCCACCAGTCAGCTGATCATCAAGAACCTGCTGAATCTCCTGCTGCTGCTGCCGCTGTATGGTGCACTGCTGACTTGGCTCACACGCAAATCAGGTGCTAGACATGCAGGAGTATAATCGATTGTGGGATACCTACAGCAAAAACTGGGATCTGCTGAAAGCACCCATGCGGCCCACCACTGCTGTGATCCGTGTGCTGCAGCAGCAGATAGGCGAAGGTCATGTGCTGCAGTTGGGCTGCACTCCTGAGATACATGCGGCGTTTGATCACATCACTGCTGTGGACAGAGATCCCAACATGATTGCCACTGTGTGGCCAGGCAACACTGCCACCAAACAGGTGATCAATCAAGACTGGATGCACATGATTTGGCCCCACAACACATTTACAGGCATAGTCAGTGACTGTGGTGTGGTCATGCTTGGTACCTTGCAACGACAACAAGAGTTTCTGTCTCGCTGCTGGGATTGGCTTGCACCTGGGGGTACCTATGCGCAACGCTACTTTGAGCGCCCCATGGTCAACATCACCTTGGAAGAACTACTGGCTGACATCAGCGGACCAGCCAAGATCAACTTTCATGCTTTCAAATGGAAGATGGGCATGTATCTGGCAGGTCAACACGGTGCGGCCACTGCCAGTGTGCAGATATTAGATCTGTGGCGTGAGATCAGCGGCGATCGAGAGGCAGTGTTGGATCGCACAGGTTGGTCTGCTGAAGCGGTGCAGACAGTGGATTTTTATCAGACCAGTGGGCAGGTAGTGACATTTGCCAATCGTGAGGAATATGCCAGCACTATACCTGCAGGTGCAGTTGATGTGGAATGGCTCTATACAACAGATTATGATTTTGCAGAACACTGTCCTATCATGCGCTGGAGAAAGCCGCTGTGAACCTAGAAGGTGTGACATGGCCCAAGATGTATACTGGGCCTAACCTAGTGCTTATGGCGCTGCTGGCCGAGTTGGACCGCACAATGTGGTTAGATCCTGAAGTCATAGCTGCTGAGCAGTTCAAACAACTGCGTTTGATAATTGCTCATCACACGGCATACAGCCCGCAGTTTGCTGCTAGAATGCTGGCAGCTGGATTGACAGCTGCTGACATCACTGACGCGGCCAGCCTTCGCCGCCTGCCGCCCTTGCGACGCCTAGACATACAGCGTGCAGGCGATGGTTTTTACAGTAAACACATACCGCAGAGCCATGGACAACCGGGTGAGACTCGCACCAGTGGTAGCACAGGTGAACCTGTGAAGATACGCAAGACACAGATTGATGCACTGTTTTGGACTGCACATGCTATAAGAGATCATCTCTGGGCCCGTCGCGATTTTCGCCACCGGTTGCTGAGCATACGTGCTGACATCTGGAAGTACGGCGAGTCGCCCAACTGGGGACAGCCCATAGCAGACATCTGGCAGACTGGTCGCAGTATAGGCATGCCGGCTACCTATGATGTACGAGAACAGTTGCGGATCATCAAAGAATTCCAGCCTGGCATACTGCTGATCTATCCCAACAATCTCAGCATTATCTTGGACGAAATGGCAGCAGATGGCAGCGACTTTGGATTTATCAAGCATGTCAAGACCATCGGTGAGACTGTGCACCAGTGGCAGCGTGACAAGACTCGTGCTGTTCTTGGAGTAAAGATAGAAGACAACTACAGCAGCAATGAAATGGGCTGCATGGCCATGCAGTGTCCAGACACCGACAACTACCATGTCATGACAGAAACTGTGATAGTAGAGATCATCAATGATCAGGATCAGCCCTGTGTACCAGGTGAAGTGGGACGTTTGGTGGTCACTGACCTACACAACCATGCCAGCCCATTGATACGCTATGACATAGGCGACTGGGCAGAAGCGGGTGAACCCTGCAGATGTGGACGAGGGTTGCCAACTATCAAGCGATTTGTTGGCAGAGAACACAGCATACTTTCACGGCCCGACGGCACTCGCATCTGGCCCATATTCTATGGCGCCAAAATGAATGACATTGCACCGGTGAGACAGTACCAATTCATACAGCACACACTGACCGGCATGGAATTTCGCTGCTTTACAGAACAGCCGCTGACTGCAGCGCAGCGTGAAGGACTCATAGCATTAGTACAAGAGGCTCTGGGGTGGCCCTATGATTTAGATCTCATAGAATATCGCCAGCCTCTGCCAACCACAGCTCGTGGAAAATTTCAAGAATATATCAACCGAATGGCAACATGAAAGTGATTTCCTGCATAACAGTTTGGCCATCGCCCAGTTGCGTAGTTGGACCAAAATAACCTCTGTTATGTGAAAATCTGACATCCTTGTTGTGATGCGTCTGCATCTAACGCGGACATAACTTGATCTTTCAATGATCCAGCATCATACTGATGCTAGATAGGAATTATCAACTATGAATCCATTTGAAAACCAGCGCGGTTTAAACAAACAAGCAGTAAACCTTGCAAAATCGCAAAAAGACTATGCAGTATTTCTACCGTCAATTTCGGCGATCTATGCCAAGATCGTCAGTATGCCGGAATACAAGATACGTGAAAGGCTGCCCGATGGACTCAATAATGATAGATTAGACTTAAATTTCCTCAACAAAGACAATAGTTTATTCTACTATCCTGCTGCACTTTATAGTGCAGGCCATGCATATCTAGACGTTAATGAAAGCAATGTTTACGAAAGCATGGTGCAAAAGCGAGATCGTTCAAGAACGGTGATAATAGGTGACAGTGGCGGATTCCAGATTGCCACAGGCGTATTGAAATGGCCATGGACACCAAAGAAAAATCAAGATGATTTAGAATGGGCACGTGACAAGGACAAACTGCGCATGTCGATTTTAAGATGGTTAGAAGCCACTGCAGATTATTCGTCTGTGCTCGACGTGCCAACTTACGGTCTTGTTAAATTTGGATTTGATCCTGTCACAGGAGAAAGTCTGCATCCCGGAATGAAGACCTTTCGCGACTGTCTCAATGTCAGCCTTGAAAATTATGATTTCTTTATACGAAACAGGGTTGAAGGTGCTACCAAGTTTCTAAACGTGTTGCAGGGTCGCAACCAAGAAGAAGGCGATGTTTGGTGGGATGCTGTGAAAGACCTGCCGTTTGAAACCTGGGCTTTTTCTAACGTTCAGGCATCAAACTTTTCCATCAACCTGCGGCGTTTGATCATCATGCGTGATGGCAAGTATTTAGATGGACGCGATTGGCTACACTATCTCGGCAATGGTAAGATCAAAGCCGGTTGTGCATTGACCACGCTGCAGCGTGCCATTAGACAGCATATCAATTCCAACATTACACTGAGTTTTGATGCAGCATCGCCGTTTGTGATGGTGGCTAAAGGACAGATGTATCATGGGTATGAACTCAGCCACAACAGCATGCGATTCAAAGGTGGCAGCATAGTCGATGACAAACTTTTAAAAAACAGTCAACTGCTGTTGAACGACTGGATTTCTGCTAATGATCACAAGGGTTTTATAATTCCCAGTGCCATTGGTTCTCGCTGCACTGTTGGAGATATTTGTGTGCGAGGCTACGAGGATCTTGCCTATAAGAAGGTAGCATGGACCAAAAAGGAATTGCAAACTGATGCATATCTCAACAGTCAAGAAGGTCGTGCCGGAGACAAGTTCAAATGGAGTAATGATTACAAAGAGTATCTATCACATAGTCGGGATCACGGCGGGCTGTTTGATTTCAGCAGCAGCAAATTTGAACTAGATCATGAGAAATATCAAGTGAAATGGCCCAGCAGCATGGATGGTTTTTCCTATATCATTGCTATGAACCACAATGTTGAGTTGCATATACGTGCAATTCAAGAAGCCTGTGCAGCACAGGATCTACCTCTGGCAGCAGCAACAGCACGAGTCACTCCAGATCTGCTGGAATTTAAAGATCTCTGCGGCGAAATATTGACCAGCCAACGACCTATGGATATTATCAACAAGCATGAGAAACTGCTGCGCAACATTACTGGCATGGATGCGGATAACCAAGTCAACATGGAAGTTGGAGACTTTTGATGAAACGTGACTATAAAGATGGCATCAAGAATGATGTGGTGTTTTTTACCGGAACAGAAGTGGAGCACACGCCTGCATGGGGTCTCAAAACACTGTTTGTAGTTGGTGTTCAACCCATTGAACGTGTTGCTGCACTGTTTGATCAGCACCGGTGTGAACACATCTATCTTGGTGCCAATCAAAGTTTTGACACAGAAGGTTGGCTAGGTAACATCACTAACAGTGATGCCTGGGATAATATGATCAACAGCGTGTTGACAATTGGTTGTTTGACCACGTTGGATTTTGATCTACGGTACGTGGACTGGGTCTGCGAAGGTGGGTATGCTGACAATGACCTCTTTATTCCGCAGATATCAGTCAAAATACCTTATCTAAACCAACTGGGTTATAATGCCACGTTGAAAATAGATGATCGTGGTTTTCGTGCAACCAACCCCGGCGTGTGGTGCCATAGCCTTCATGATCTCACTTCTCGCAGGGAGTTTACAGCTTGGAACCAATACAGTAAGGATCAACCAATATGAATCAACAGACCATAGACTATTTGCAGGATTACAGAAAAAAGACCGCAGATTTAGCCCTGCTAAAATCACAAATACATGTTTTAGAACAGGACCTGATGAACAAAAATCATCAGGTACAGGATATGTTATATGAAATCGACAGCATGCGCAAGATCATTACTTTGATGATAGACAATGACTGGGATCCAGTAGAGACCAAACTGCGCAGCGAACCGTCTGAGAGACAAAAAAATCACTGGGGATATGCCAGCGACTACAGTGAACTTTCTCATCTTGCTCATAAGAGCATTAACAACAAAAATATATACTACAATCATCAAGGGTGTCACTACAGTGGTGCAACCGGGGCAATCGGAGCGCTGGGGTCTAGCAGTGTGCCCAATCCCAGTTATCAAAGTACAACCATTATTGCAAAACAAATTACACCTTAATTGTGTTGTTAAAAACTCCCAGTCTAAACTCTAGTGCAATTGCAAGGACAATATCATGACTGCTACCAGCATTAAAATACGCAATCGAATTCAAACCAATGGGGGTAAGTTTTTCTGCAACGACAATATCTCTGAATACATGGAACCCGGAGAATTTGACCTGTTGATGACAGAAGTCGAGTCTAAGATGCAGGGTGTGTTGGAAAGCCTGGTAATTGACACTGAGAACGATCACAACACACGAGAAACTGCACACAGAGTAGCCAAGATGTTTTGTACGGAGGTGTTTTCTGGCAGATATCTTCCTCAACCCAAGATCACAGCATTTCCCAACGCCACAGCATATGATGAAGTCTATGTGACTGGACCAATTTCTGTAAGATCGACATGTGCTCACCACCTACAGAGCATCAAGGGCCAGTGTTATATTGGTGTGTTCCCAGGCAAGAACGTTATTGGTCTTAGCAAGTTTAATCGCATGGTAGATTGGATTGCCAGCCGTCCACAGATTCAGGAAGAAATGACCATACAGATTGCCGATCTTGTGGAACGTGAAACTGAAGCCAAAGGTGTTGCTGTGCTGCTGCAGGCAGAGCACGGATGCATGACCATGCGAGGAGTTAAAGAGCATGATTCTGACATGACCACCAGTGTGATGCGCGGAGTGTTTCGAGATACTCCGCACATCAAAAAGGAGTTTTTTGACATACTTGCTAGGATGAAATAGTGAACTGGCATGAAATGGGTATCACATGTGACAATAGGAAAGGTAATATAAATGGTTAATCAACCAATCAGTTATAAATTTGTGAGCACCAAAGAATACATAGATGAATTTCCATGTGCCTATCGACAGTATTTGGCAGATGACAAACCGGGGAATATTCCTGGTTGTAATAAGATACATGGTTACAGTTTCAGTATAAAATTTTATTTTGGTACCAATTCACTAGATGCACGAAATTGGGTAGCTGATTATGGGGCACTGCGACCTCTCAAAGATTTTCTGAAAGATCTGTTTGATCATACCTTGTTGGTCAGTGAAACAGACCCTCATTTGGATTGGTATCAAGAAGCCATGCGCAGAGGAATCGCTAAACTTACCATTCTCCCCAAATTGGGATGTGAAGGACTGGCAGATATGCTTTACAAATATGTCAACGCTGTGTTCATACCCGAGCAATGGGGAAGTAACGAATCTGAAAGGATTTGGTGTTACAAAGTGTCTGTTCGAGAAACTCAATCAAACCTAGCATTTCGTGTTGGTCATAGAGAATGGGACGACGATTTATTTTCTTGAACATGTTTCACGGTGTTGACGTTTGTAGTTTCCAAACAAGTTGACCACAGTGAACGATGTAGAATTTCATTGATAGCTGCGGTCGAAAATACAGTTAACCAACATAGGAAAAATGAAAAATGTCTGATAGCAAGTTAGTAGAATCTGATCAAATGGCCACCGTTTACCAAGGTCGAGTGGCCAAAGAAGACGGCGAACTGGTGTTGGTATTTCCAGCCAGCATGCTGTTGGACCTTGGTTGGCAAGAAGGTGACAGTGTTGTCTGGGATATTCGACCAGACGCAGTGGTAGTCAAAAAGGTCAATGACTGAATAGGCCAAAATCGATATCTAATGTAGTGTGAATCAGCAACAGGATGAGACATACCATGTCAGTAACCAGCAATCCGTATATTACATTCAACATATCATCTGCCAACACTGGCTCATTTACAGTAAATGGAGGTTGGAGTCATAACACATCTATTGCTGGTCACAGTGGCCCCATAGTGAATCCCGGTGCAATAACTGTGGCAGGTGCAATGACCAGCGGTTTGAACAGTTCTATGCTGGGCAGTTATAATGTCAACAGCTGTCAGAACGGTTTAAGTATACCAATCGGCAACAACGTCAGATTAACCATTAGTCCAGACGGCCAAATAGAATGGTCTGGACCTGCAAGCAAGGCTGCAGAGCATTTTTTAACGTCTCTTGGACATGTGATCGATTGCAGCACGTCTGGCAAGCGTGCACTGGCCAAAAGTTATCGCCTTGCAATTGAACGCTGTTTGCGCCAGGCCAAACGCATGAGCCATGAAGACTTCATAGTCATGCTGGAGAAAGAAGTTGCCACAAGGCAGAGCAAGGCTGTGTGGATGACCCTGTGTGAGGACGAGGCTGTAGATGAATAATGACAGCAAACCATTTCTACTGCTATGGGATCATCTCAGCAGTGAAGACATGCAAGAACGAATAGACTGGTTGAGGAAAAATCTCACAGCAGGAATTGATTGGGGATTTTGTGCGAATCCCAAGATTTGCGTTCTGAAGACCAGTAATGCTAACCTGCTCTATCGCCTGCGTTGGTTTGAACCCGGACAACAGAAAGAAATTGATTGGCATCCTACATTTGAAAATAGTGACATTAATCGAAATGAGTGAACTACCGCGCAAAAACTTAATTCCTGCTGTGTGGTACAGGAATTTTCTAGTTTGACAATCTAGATGAACCGCAACACACTTAAAAAGTAGATTGAAAGAAATGACATGTTTGGACATAATTCTATAGTTGGGCAGTCTTATTTTAAAGACGCTGGAGATAACCTATTCGTAACAAGTATATTTGGAGTGACTCTGCAAGGCGAAGGTCCGTACCGAGGCGAGCCAGCAGTTTTTGTTAGACTGGCCAAATGTCAATTGGCCTGCAGTTTCTGTGATACCTTTTTTGATGACGGCGATTGGATGACAGTAGATCAAATTGATCAACGCATACAAACTGTGATTGAACAGTATTTTAATGGATCAATTCCACTATGGGCCAGTGAACTACCCAGTTCAGAGTTTCAGGCTGCTAAACCAAGAGATATGGTGTTGGTAGTCACAGGCGGCGAACCCATGCTGCAGAAAAACATCGGTCCATTTCTCAAGCATATGAGCAAGAAGTTTGTCAAGACTCAGATCGAAAGCAACGGATTGCTGGTTCAAGACATTCCGGAATCCACAACGCTGGTGGTAAGTCCAAAGTGCAATGAAAAGAACGGACAACCAACACAGTATCTTACACCAAATCCCAAGATGCTTGAACGTGCAAATTGTTTGAAGTTTGTAATGAATGCTGATCTCAATTCACCTTATGGGTCTGTTCCAATCTGGGCGCATGAGTGGCGCGACAAAACAGGTAACCCTGTGTTTGTCAGTCCAATGAATATCTACAATGAAGAACCGCAGAAAAGCAAGCGTCTGCGCGCTGAAAAGAATCAGATCTCACTTGAAGAACGCAGTACTGTAGATGAAGTGATTTCTTGGTGGACACCCGGACTGTTAAACATGGCAGAAAACCAACGCAATCACGAGTATGCTGCTAGATACGCTGTCAGCAATGGGTTTGTATTCAATATGCAACTGCATTTATTTGGTAATCTAGCCTAATGACATACTCGCTGTATCTTATATCAAACAAACCTCAATATCACAATGTCATACAATCAGGACTTGGCAGCCAACATCTGGAATATTTTGATGGTAGCAATGTGGCAAATTTCAGCCAATTGGTCAACACCTGTGTTGAATATGCCAACACAGAAACAGTAATTCTGATGAGTGACAAGGTGCGTCCAACACAAGAGCATGTGGATAAAACACTGAGCCTGCTGGAACAAGGCTATGCGTTTGTTGGTCTACAACTTTTTAGATTTTTTGCGTTTAAAAAACAGTTGTTCAGACAAATTGGCTGTATGGACGAAAGATATGTTGGTACTGGTCATGAGGACTATGACCTATATGTGCGTTTGATCGAACACAATCTACCATTTTGGATAGAAGAATCTGTACCCTGGGATCATAGACCTTCTTCTTGGGCTGACAGTCAGGGAGTTTATCGGGGTTATACACATTGGTGTACCAAATGGCTACACCACTGGGTTGAAGGTCAACCATTGCCTGTATGTCTCGAACGGACTATGGCTGAGGAATCATATGGCTATGATTTTGGCCCAGAGCAGCCGGTAAGTTTTTTATCGGGACGAGACTGTTTCTATACTACCAACTGGCCGCATGTTGGGGCTTTTCTAGCTATGGATATAGTATCTGGCACTAACCTACGCTATAATAGGATCCAACCCAGTCTGCAGATTGGAAAATAAAATGAGAAAACCACTAATACCATTTTGGATGATGCCCGGCTCATGGGGTCTCAGGGGCAAGACTCGTGAGATAGCACAGGCGGAATATGAACTAAGGCAAGGCGATCTAGAGAAAAAACTGCTGGAGATAAACTATCGAGATGATCCTAAAGAATTGGCTCGCAGACAGTTGGAACTCAGTCGCAAACTCCGTGAAATATCTGATATAGTCTATGATCAACACAAATTACGTTTGGAAATAGATGACCAAACCACATTGGAATTGGCCGAACTTGACCTGCTGCTGAAGCATGAAAAATTAACCAAATTGGAATATGATCGCAAGCGTGCAGATATTCTCAAGGAACCCTGGGTCAGTATGCCTGTGATCAATTGGGATCCATTGACCAGTAGTCGAACTTATTTTCAATTGGAATATAACGAGTATTTCTATCCGCATCTTTTGGCCAACGGCTATGAAGGCGAAGAAGATACAGTGATCAACAACTGGTTGAATGACATCTGCATCAGCATTACCGAAGAGATTAATGGCATGGAAGCAGATCTCATCACTCCCACAAGGCGTGCAGATCCCCTAGACAATTGACATCTTGACAGTCATCCTGGTTGCCGTATAATAAAACTGCAGCAACCTAAACGGATTAAAAATGTCACAGACCTACATTGTCATCGACACTCAAAATTTATTTCTCAGGGTTCGACATGGAGTCCGTGCTCCTGATGCTGAACAGCAGTTGGCTCTGGCACTGCATATCATATTCAACAGCATTAAAAAAGTTTGGAATCAATTTGATGCTGCACACACGGTGTTTTGTTTAGAAGGTCGCAGTTGGCGCAAGGATATTTATGCACCATACAAGGCCAATCGCAAGGCAGCAGCAATCAAACGTACTCCTCGTGAGGTTGAAGAAGACACGATATTTTTTGAAGTGATGGACGAATTCATCAATTTCATTAAGAATCAAACCAACTGCACAGTACTGCGCCATGCTGAAGCAGAAGCAGATGACATGATTGCACGTTGGATTGGTCTACATCCGCAGGACTCGCACATCATTATCAGCAGTGACAGTGATTTCCAACAGTTAGTGGCCGACAATGTGATGATCTTCAACGGTATATCCGGCTTGCTCTATACCAAACTTGGCATCTATGACAAGGACGGCAAGATTGCTAAAAACAAGCATGGAGAAGAATTGCCAGTGCCTAACCCCGAATGGCTGCTGTTTGAAAAATGCATGCGCGGTGATGACAGTGACAATGTCATGAGCGCTTTCCCAGGTGTACGCAGCAAGAAACTCCAGGAGGCTTATGAGGATCGCAACAACAGGGGCTTTGCTTGGAATAATCTCATGCTCAGCAAATGGAGTGATCATGAAGGTGTTGAACATCGTGTGAGAGATGATTTCGAACGCAATAAACTGCTGATTGATCTCAGCATGCAGCCAGCAGATCTTGTGGAAAAGTTTGATGAGACCATACGTGCTAGCATTGTTACTGAAATACGCAAGCAGGTTGGATTGTCTTTGATCAAATTCTGCAACAGACATGGTCTAATAAAGATAGAAAAAAACAGCGGAGAATACAGCAGTTGTTTCAGTGCGGTCTATACTGGTAATCTCCTGCAGACCCAAGATCAAGGAGAATAGCAGCATGGCGGTTAGATACAGTTTAAAACCTCTAGGCGATCAGTGTTGGCTATTGACTGGTGATGGGGATCGTATTGGCCTTGTGAATAAGATCAACGGCGAAATAAACGTAATAGGTCGATTAGAACCCAAGCACTATGCAGATCTTGCTGCATTGGAAACTAGACTGGGGGGTAGGTTAGAAATAGAAGCCATGACAGTGAACATACGTGAACCCGAGTTGGGCAACATTGATGGATATCCTGTTAAGCACAACACATTTTTTGATTCCAGTATGGATCCTGTACCAAACTACGCTAGAACTGCCAAGGGTCGGGATAGATATGCAGCGGGTTATTATGCATTGCGTTTCCCGCAGGGATGGACACACAGTTTCTGTCCAAGGTTAAACACACTAGGCGATTATGAACATGCTGGTCCTTTCAAAAACAAATTGGAGATGCAGCATTATATCACAACCAAAAACAAGGAAAAGACAATATGAGTACATCGGCATTGGAGGTATTTGTCAAAAAGTATCAAACTGCAAGATCCTACAACAGCAAGGAGATACGTCTCAGCATACAAGATGCTGAAGAACTGGCCACGTCAATTGCGTTGGTGTTGTCTAGTGTCAATTCACTCAGTGCCAAAGTCATTCAACTGCAGGATAAACTATTGGCAGACAAGAATGAGATTGATCTATCGGGTGGCAGTTTCACCTAGGAATCAACACAGGGGGCATGTCATGACAGATTTGTACAAGTCTATCCGCGACCCGCTGCTGTCTATGGTGATAGACACAGTTGGCCATTTTGATCTATCACGAGGTCCTTGGATAGCAGGAGGCTGTCCTCGTAGACTATGGCAGGGTATGTCGTGGATCAATAATGATGTAGATTGTTTCTTCAGCAACCAGCAAGACCTTGCTGAGGCACAGACACGACTGCAGGCCGTTTATCAACAGCAATATGATGAATGGACCAACAAACTGGTTAGCTTGGAGATTTCCAGTTGGCAGACCAGAAATGCCTGGACCTATAAGATATACATAGCAGGAGAATTGATACAAATACAATTGGTCAAATCGTTGAACCCCAGTCTAGTAGATTTATGGAATAGTTTTGATTTCACTGTGTGTAAATTTGCCACAGATGGCCATACAGTGGTGGCCGATGCTACAGCCGTGACAGATGTTGACAGCCGTAGGCTGCGAAAGAACTTTGGTTATGGAAAAATCAAATTTAATCGAGTAATCAAATACGGTTTTTATGGGTTTGATTCTGATGCTGATATTTTAGCCGAGTTGCTGCAGCAGTACCAACACCAAACAATTGACAAGACTGATGATATCTATGTATAAATTTCTAGAAGAAACACGAGTTTTTAGCCAACTGACCGGTGGTTGTTATTATGCAGATGTTGGCCGGGAGAAATACGTCTGCATAGGTGGTATTGTCCTGCCCTACCGTATAGGAGTCAACATGATGATCTGGGTCATGGCTAAGTCTACATCATACCATCATCTGTTAGATGTTGCTGATATACAGCAGATTATCACAATGAATCCGGAGAGTTTTAGTAGGCCAAATTACGGAAACAAACCACAAGACCGTGCGTTCACGTGCTGGGATATTTTCAATAAAATAGAGACCATTATGCGCAATTGGAGCATGGAAGAATTCGACAAGTTTGTGCCCTGCACTGAGTGATAATTGGCTCATGCCATAAATATGAGCGGAGAACAATGCATGAGCCGACCAAAACCCGCAATACTCTTGGATTATACAGACAGCAGTACCTATAAGAGCGAACAGGTTCTGCAGGCGGTTGGTATTTATGCAGTATTTTACCATAATCAACCAATCAACCTACGCAGCCTTAACAAATTACTGGATTATCCTGGACCAAAATACCGCAAGGTAAGTTTTGCCAACCCAGGACATGCATTCAATCTAGCCGAAAAACTCAACAAACTTTTTAAAACAGACGGTTTCAAAGTGTACCTGTTAACAAATGGCGAGATTATCACTGAAAAAACCAAATGATCTCATAGAGTTGCCGCAAGGCTACCAAAATCAAAAAGATCTTGTGGCACTGTTGTTATCAAACCCTGTAGTGGTCAAAACATGGCAAGGGCAGTATGGCAGCACACTGCCTGATGACGCAGCAGGTTTTGTAAAGATATTTTTTATGAAAAACAGCTGGCAACTCTCTTTTGTTGGAGTCATGGCCTTTTCACAGATCTTTACCTACTGGAGTGTGCAGCATCCGGACAATGTGGCTCTAACTGGTCGTGTATTGGTCAATATGAGCAAGATCACCAATGGCCCGTGGTACAGTCAAGGTCGTCATATCTGTGTATGGAGCCAAAACACGCATTTCGAACTGCTGATGTTTGACGGCAGCATCAAAAGGTTTGTGGAATTTTATATGGTGAAATAACCATTGGCAACCGTCGAACCATGTGATTTTTCAACGGCATCTTGTGAAAAATTTCTGTTGACATGCATGTTGCCATATGCTATTTTCCTATTATAACTTAACCAAACAAAGGACTAAATGATATGGCTTCTGCAACACGTAATAAAATGCTGGAAATCAGCACCATTAACCCCAGTCGGTTGAAGTTGGCAATTCAACATAGTATTGCCCGAAAGCGTCCGCTATTTATCTGGGGTCAGCCTGGCATCGGCAAGAGTGAACTGGTAGCCGAAGTGGCACGCTCACAAAACCGTCCGTTGATTGACATCCGTTTGCCTCTGATGGAACCCACTGACATTCGAGGTATTCCCTATCTCGCTGAAGTTAAAGTTTATGACAGCAGTGGCAAAATTGTGCGCGATGAGCACAACGTTCCTATCATGGACAAGGAATTCCGTTGGAGCACTCCCAGTGACTTGCCAACTGACGAAGCCAGCCGTGCACTGGTGTTTTTTGATGAGATGAGCGCAGCACCTCCCAGTGTGCAGGCAGCCACATATCAGATCATTCTCAATCGTCGCATCGGCAACTATGAACTGCCGCAAGATGTGGTGATCGTTGCCGCTGGCAACCGTGTAAAGGACAAGGGTGTAGCCTACAACATGCCCATGCCGTTGGCCAACCGTTTTACACATCTCACTTTGGAAGTTGATGCTGAAGATTGGCACGAATGGGCTACACTGAATCGTGTGCACAAGGATGTCGTCGGTTACATCAAATTTCAACCTGGTGATTTGAACAGTTTCAATCCCAGTGTGGACGGATATGCTTTTGCTACACCGCGCAGTTGGTATTTTACCAGTGAACTGCTGCAGGAAACTGATGATACTGGGGCTATGGTGGACACAGCACTGCCTGCAGATGTGCTGGGCGACATGATCAAAGGCACTATCGGTGAAGGCATTGGTATCAAGTTCCTCAGTTATCGCAAACAGGCTGTAAACCTCCCGCATGCCAAAGACGTGCTGAGCGGCAAGGTCAAAAAGTTGAATACCAAACAGATTGACGTGATGTATGCGCTGACCACTGCATTGTGCTATGAACTGCGAGATGCCAGTGAGCGCGCTGAGAAAGCCAGTCGCAGTGGCGATCAAACAGCAACAGTGGAGTTTCACAAGCAAGTTGACACGTTCTTCCGGTTTATCATGGACAATTTTGAAGATGAGTTGGCAGTAATGGCCAGCAAAACCATTCTTGGTACCTACAAGTTGCCCATCAAAGCACCATTGTTGAGCAATTGGACCGAATTTGTAAAGGCCTACGGCGATCTACTGCCCAACGCCTAAGTGCAGCAGAGGCCAACTTCAGCAGCGGGATTCAACTCCCGCTGCTTTTCTATCGGTGTCAACTGTGTAATGTGGGATAATGGTCTTTGACTAGACATCTAAAACGTTGACTGTTGAGTTTTTCATGCTACAATCCAGTTATAAACTTTTTTGAGGAAATCATGGCACAAGTCCCGTTAGCAACCAAACGCAGTCCTGTTGAGACCAAACTGAAACAGGCCAAACTCAAACTGCTGTTTAATCAGCCTTTTTTTGGCACGTTGATCATGCACCTGCCATTGGTTGATGTTACCGATGCAGGATGGTGTCCCACTGCCGCAGTAGATGGACGTTATATCTACTACAATCGAGATTTTTTTGAAAAATTGAATGTGGATGAGATTCAATTTGTGTTGTGTCATGAACTGTTGCATGTGGCGTTTGATCATCTAGGGCGTCGAAGCCACAGAGACGCCAAGTGGTGGAACATGGCCAATGACTATGTGATCAATGCTGCATTGATTCGTGATAGAATTGGCAAAATGCCCACCGAACGTGTCAAGGTAGAAGACATTGACGACAGCGGTAAGAAAACCACTTCGCAGCGTATTGGATTGTATGATGAAAAATATCTTGGTTGGACATCAGAAGCAGTTTATGACGATCTAGAAAAGCGCAAGGTGAAAAAAGAGTTGACCTTGGATGTGCATCTCGAGTTGGGCAAAGATGGCAAAGGTGGCAAAGATCAAGGTCAGGGCACTGATGATAAATTTAAGATACCGGGGCTAACAGAAGAAGAAATGAAAGCAGTGCGTGAAGAAATCAAAAGCAAGATTCTTCAAGCGGCTAATGCAGCAGCTGGCAGGATGCCCGTTGGGCTACAACGTCTGATCGACGAATTGGTAGAAAGCCGCGTGAATTGGCGAGACCTCCTGCAGCAGAGCATTCAAAGTTGTTTGGTAGACGATTTTACTTTTGCCAAACCCAATCGACGTCACATGTATGGTGGCATTTTCATGCCCACGCTCAAAAAAGACGAGACGATCGATATCCAGATTGCCATCGACATGAGCGGTTCGATCTCAAATGACATGGCCAATGATTTTCTCAGCGAAGTCTATGGCATCATGCAACTCTATAATGAATTCAACATTGGTGTGCTTTGCTTTGACACCAAAGTCTACAACTATAGAACCTTTACCAAAGATACCGAAGACGAACTGTTGAAATATGAATGCAAGGGCGGTGGCGGGACCAACTTTGAAGCATTCTGGAACCACTGGAAAGATCATCATATTGAACCAAAACTAGCGGTGGTTTTCACCGATGGCTATCCATCAGGCACATGGGGTCCCAGCAATTTTTGCGATACTTTATGGGTGATCACAGAAGGCTTCAAGACTCGTGTAAAACCGCCGTTTGGCAGATGGGCGTATTATGAACACGGCAAGGGTGTTGAAGAACAGGGACAGGCATAGCTAGCCGTCACAGGCTGCACAGAAGTTGACATGCACATAAACGACTCTTAATAATGTGTGCATGTCAACACCTGGTGATTTCAACTCGCAATTGGCCGACCTTGCTGTGCTATTGGCTGGCAAGGTAGCTGAACGACTGGCTTTTTGGTCCAAAGACATGGAGCCCACTGAACGTCGACGCATCTTAGACATGATAGAGGGTCAACTGCCTGATATCATTAGCAACAGCATTGCCAAAGCACCCAGCCTACACAGTGCCAGCGGCGTTGACTATTTTCAACAACATCTTGAAGATTATGCAGATGCATATGCAAAAAAATTCATTGGTCGGGTGTAGAGTCAATTGAACGATGATGCTGCGCTGAGAATTGTGAAACTGTCCTTTCCGAGAAGCCGACTGTTTACCACACCAAAGACCAATGTCGATACATGGATTACCATGCTGGAACAACTGTTATCATGCAACTATGATAACTATACAGTGACAGTCAAAAAAGACCATTTCAAAAGCAGCACTGATGTTGAGATTGAATTTGCCAGTCAAGACGATGCTGTATGGTTTAGGTTGTCACAGAGAGATTAGGAGACCTGTAATGCCAAAAGAATGGTGGGAAGACGATCATGCTGAAGAGCATGACAGTGATCAGTCAACTGCTCAATCGAGCAGCCATGACCATGCTGATGATGTCTATGATCAACACGGTGACGATTAACTGAGGATTAATCATGTGCCAGTTGCATAGGTCCAAATAAACTATGCAACTGGCACATACCACTACCAGTTTATCTGTTGTTGTGATCATCCATAATTTTCTGTAAATATTGTGCAACGCAATAATTCACAGGAGTTGTTATGATAGAAATGCTGGCCAATATGATGGCATCGATAAACAAAGTGCTATGGTCCTTGCGTTGGGCAACCTCGCAGGATGATGTCATATCCTTTTTTGAAACTGAATACAAAAAGGATGCACAGTGCGCTTATGAACACTGGCTATCCACACAGAGAGTGGATTTTAAATCTTGATCTAGTGGCCATGGTGATAGATTGACGCCGGATTTGGTCCACCTTATTATTTGATATGAATATAAGGATTGAACATGACCGTAGACCTCAACAGATACACAGAATTTGTCGCTGAGATTACCAGTACCGAAAGTCAGGACCTTACTGCGTTTATGAACCGTTTGGATCGTGTAGATGGCAATTTTGAAGCCTATGGTACTGCGGGGGAGATGCAGCACGGACCGGATGTCAACGTACCACTGTTGTTGACTGCTGCACTGGGCATGGCAGCGGAAACTGGCGAATTCTGTGAGATTCCCAAGAAAGTCTTTTTCCAAGGCAAGAATCTAGATGATGCGGCATTATTCCACATGAAGAGAGAACTTGGTGATGTTGCATTCTATTGGATCAATGCGTGTCGTGCCATTGGGGTCAACCCCAACGATGTAATTGAAGAGAACATTCGAAAATTGGAAGCTCGCTATCCAGGCGGTAAATTTACAGTCGAGCGTTCTGAAAATAGAGTTGAGGGAGATATATAATGACTATTGAACTTTATAAGGAAAATAGAAAAATTATCACTGAAAAACACGGAGAGGGTGAAGTTGATCTCACCGTTGGCAAGTGCGCAACTGCTATTAATCTTGGTCATCAGGTGTCTAAAAAAAGCATAGATCTGTCAACATCGGTGAAGCCACAGATCAAAGGTTAAACCTGGTGATCTCAAAGCAGTTGACAATCTCCTGCTGTGTGTTATAATGACATACATGATGTCTAGGAGCGACTGCAATGGATAACACCATAGCCAATCTTGATCACTCTGTGCCGGGATTTGACGGGCTTTACATGCAGGTTCTCAACTTCCTTCATTATGAAGTAGATACTGCTGCTCTCAAACGTGAATTAGTTGCCTATGCAGATGTAGTTGGGATGACAGATATTGCAGAACAGATTCCTGCAGCACAGATCTCAGCAGAAGGAAAAATAGCCTATTGCATGAATCGAGGTGCTAGACTGCGGCCCAGCAGCATTGACAAGGTGCGGAGGACTCTAGAAGATTGGAAAGTTCGCAGTCTTGGTGAAGTGGATTTTGATTGGGACGCAATTGCCACTTCATCTCAGGGCAAGAAAGTTCAACACTATGTTGACTGCTACAGTCAAATTGACAATGCCAAAGCCAAAGTTCTCTCTGGAAAAATCAGCACACGAGAGTTGGCCGCACTGGTACGAAAGATAGTGGCTGCTAGAGACGGCGGCAAACCCTGGGTTACCAAACAACTGCTGGAGCACTACAGGACTGCACTGCAGGAAGCCAAGCAGGATGCTGCAGTTGCTCATTGGGTAAAACCTCTGTCAACCATAGCCGATACTCTTGGTCTGTTGGTCAACAATCGCGCTGGTATCAAAACCAGTGCTAAAAATGCCCGTGTACGCAAGTTGACCAATACTCTAGAACAAAGCGATCGCAACGGGGAAAAAGCCGCTGCCAAGGTTACCTACAAGGATCAAGACACTGCGCTGGGCATCAACAGTGTGGATCCTACCAATCTCGTTGGCGCAGCAGCAGCAGTGATCTACAACACCAAAACGCGACATTGTGAGGTATATTTTGCAGAACCTGGCAAACGACTCAGTGTTCAAGGTTCTCGCATAACCAATTACGACAATGCCAAGAGCCTTGGTAAAATTCTGCGCAATCCAGATACTGATTTGCCCCACTGGAATCGCGCTGCTAACATTCGTAGGTTGGAAGTATTGTTGGCCAATACCAACGGCAAAAATTGGGCACTGCTGGGCAAGTTCAACCGCAACACTATGGTACTTAAAGTCCTATGACCTAGTCCTTGACCACACCGACTAGTATCTTACTGCCCGGCGGATTTATGGCTTTGTTTCGAAAGTCCAATACATTATGCAAGTTGCGTATCAATACCAATTTTTTGAGTGGTTCCATCATAAGTTGTTCAGTAGTTTGATCGTCTATGTCAGCTGTCGAAGATCGCAATGTGGTCAACTGCGGGTTGTCCACCCAGGTTTTAGCCAGTAAGGGCATTAGTTCTTCTGGAGTTTTGGCTGTGGCTAGAATATAGTTAGCTATGTCAAGACGTGCTAGGCTGCTGAGTCTAAACATGGCCATCAGGTTATTGTCACTGTTGGATGAATACCCAGCACTGGGTATCCAAATACCGTGGTTGGTACGTGCCACATAGTCTGTGGTGATTTTTCTAATGACCTGTTGATCGGAATAGTTTTTCATGCCTTCGATCAACCATAGGCTATTTTGATCAAAAACCATTACACAGCCTGTGACTTTGAGGTCGCGCAGCACAGATACTGCAGCTGCAACGTTGGGCTGTGACAGAGCTGCTTTCAATCTTTGGCCATTTTTGCTTTGATGCTCTGAGACAGTTGGATGACCCGTGGTCATTGGAGTAAGGCTGCTGCTGATGATGCTGACTCCGTGAGAATTCATTCCTTCAGTCCAGCCAGTTTGTTCATCCATCAAGGTCACACATTCAATACCATTTGTCTGCAGACGAACTAGTTGAGTTTTGGTATCTACAGGTCGATCACGGTTTTTCACACCAACCCAACCAATTTTAGGAAATTTTTTTGCTATAATGGTGCACATGCGATATTTATTATTTTTTTCACGGTTTGTGACCATCAAAAACTTTTGACATTGTCAATGTCCTGTGTTACAAACAACCAACAACAGGGCAGTGTCATGCATTATTCATCTCATATCCAGCAATATCTAGATGCTATTAAAGGCTGTGATGCATTCTTTGTAGCCGAAAGAGAACACTTTAAGATCATCAACTACATTAGTATGGGCAACGATGTATTCCCAAACCCTGCTTCTGCACCAGATGCTGAGACTGCTGCCCACTGGCATCTTCGTCGTCAGTGTCGTGGTTTGATTTTTGACCACCATGGCAATGTGATCTCTCTTCCGATACATAAATTTTTCAATGCCATGGAAAGAGATGAAACGCAGATTCATTGCATTGATCTAAATGAACCACATGTTATTCTTGATAAGTGTGATGGATCGATGGTTCGTCCGATTCCCATTGGCGACGACTATCGCCTTGGTACCAAGATGGGCATGACAGAAGTTGCTATGCAGGCTGAGGTCTGGGTGGCTCAGCGGCCCAACTATGACGAATTTATACGCCTGCATCTTGAGCGTGGACAAACGCCTATATTTGAATGGTGCAGCCGCAAGCAGCGCATAGTCATTGATTATCCTGTGGATCGCTTGGTGCTGATTGCCATTCGTGATTTGGCCACTGGCCAATATAAGAGTTATCAGCAGATGCTGACCTATGGTGCTGCCTACGACGTAGAAGTGGTACGTGCTTACGATGGCACGGCTGAAAACATGCGGGCATTGGTTGAAGAGACTCGTGTGCTGCAAAACCAGGAGGGTTGGATCATACGCTTTGATGATGGTAGAATGATCAAGATCAAAGCGGAGGACTATTGTATAAGGCATTCTGCCAAAGACAGCATCATGATGGAAAAGAATACGATTGGTTTGATGTTGACTGAAAAACTAGATGACATAAAACCTGTGCTGGACAATGACACTCGCAGTCAACTGGAAAAGTATGAAACAGCGTTCTGGAAGGGCATTTCAGACTCTGAAAAGATCTGGAGCACTGTGAACAATAGCTGTCGTGGGATTTACGGCACTGATCGCAAGGCGTTTGCACTATCAGACATGGCTAAAGTCATGGACGGTAATCTAAAATCGGCAATTTTCCGGGCCTGGGATGTTGAGAATTTTGATTGGCGTCAAGCGGTGCTGGATGTGGTTGCCAAACACATCGGTAGCCAAAACAGAGTCGATGCCGTTCGTGCTCTGTGGGGTGGTGCTCATTTCTCACTCAATCAACCAGATGAGTAGTGTGATCAATCTTCCATATCCACGGTTGACAGTCAATTCGCAGATGTTATTTTGTAGTTTCACAGGATTATCAAATGAAAATCAAAACTCAGTATGATGTTGGACATGTATTTTACCTTCCTAGGGTGGTTACACGGTATGAAAAAGACATCATTCAGCACCCAGATGCCGATGGCAACACAGTTAACTATTATCGAGATGTGGCAACACTAGAACCAACTATAAGACATAAAATTGTAACGCGCATTGAGATCACTGTTACAGCTGACAGGGTTGACATCAACTACTGGGCCAAAAATGCCAATGAAGATTCCAGTCTTATAGATCAGAACTACCAAGAGGATGAATTGGACATTACCGATTCCAAAATTGCCTGGGAATTCGCTAGACGTTGGTGTCGCGAGGAGAAGTGTGTGTATTTTGGGAGACAAGAATACGATGACCCTGCACATGTCTCATAAGATGTTCAGCATGCTTTTTTGGATAAGAACCTGGATCAAGAGTTTTGTTGTACCATGTAGGTTGACCTGGCACGACACCGATCCAGAAATAGCTCGGCAGTTGTCTCGCAGAGTCAAAATGAAACTCATAGCAGATCAACTAACAGAGCCTGAATCACTGCTGTTTCATACATTACTCCTCACAGATGATTGGTGTGGTCCCTCCGTTTTTGTCTGGGGACAACTGGGATCTGACGCTTTTCATTGTGAATATTGTGAGATCACTGCATGGACTTAGTAGTCGTTGAGAATTATCACTGCAAGTGAACCCTGTTTTCCTTTAGGTTAACAGACTTCCGCTTGAAAGATTAAATAACATTATGACAAAGAGAATCTTTGAATCTAGCCCCGATACCCTGATAGGAAGTTTTACACCAGATTTAGTGCTGAGCAAATTGTGGTTGATACGAGAAGTCAGTCGAATTAATCGCAGTTTTGCAACCATTTATATACTGGGATCATGGTACGGTAATCTCAGCATACTGCTTCTGCAACAGCATGATATCACATTCGATCGGATCGCCAATGTTGATACTAATGTTTATAAACTGGACACCGGATATCGTCTAGCCCAGCGTTTAGATATTGACCACAAGATCATTCCTGTAGCCAAAGATGCCAATACTCTTACCTACAGCATGATGAAAAGCCCTGGGTTAGTCATCAACACCAGTGCAGGCAATATGCAAAACTCCGGATGGTTTGCCAATATTCCTCCTGGAACACTGGTGGCCATACAGGGTCGCGATCCAGATCCCGGTGCTGTTTATCAATTCAACAGCACGGATGAATTGGAAGATGCTTTTTTTATGGACAGGATATTATATCGAGGACAGTTATCACTGACAGACCCTGAAACTGCCTACACAAGACACATGCTGATTGGCATCAGATAGATGAGACCTTTTTTTTTTTAGATTGGTGATAAATAACGTTAGGAACACAACGGCTGTCAGGGGTGATTAACATGTCCAAGCTGCTCAAGAAGCTATGTTTTTCGTTTGCTGTATTTGTTGCCTTTTATGTCTCTGGACATTTTGCCATGTATCTAGAAAGTTTTAATGAAAATGTCTTGGCAAGTTCGGCCTTGTTTGGAGCAAGTTTTGCCAGTTTGGTAGGTGGCGGATTTAAATTATGGCATGATTTATGAATCCTGCGCCTGGTAAAAATTGATGCTGTGGTTTTAATTTTGGAGATTTCGTGTTTTGGGATCGACACTTGTGTTGAATGCGGATTACACTCCATTGAGCATTATTCCTATATCATCAATTTCTTGGAAAGATGCTATTAAAATATCATTTTTAGGACATGCAACTGCAATAGAATACTATACAGACTGGAAAATACGCAGTCCCAGTACTACCATTGATGTTCCTGCAGTTATGGTATCAAACACCTATATTAAGAAAAAACATGGGGTAAGGTTTTCAAGATATAATCTGTTGCTGCGTGACGGATTTACCTGCCAGTATTGTAGCAAGAAACTCAACACATTTGACCTTACAGTTGATCATGTGATTCCTCGTGCCAGGGGTGGCACCACCCGTTGGGAAAATATTGTGTGCTGCTGCTATGTGTGCAACAGTATCAAGGGGCACAAAACACACATGCGTCCAAATAACAAACCAATAAAACCGGACTATTATCAACTGTTGGATTATGCTCGACGTACTCCAATTAAGATTCCTAGTGAAACATGGATAAAATATCTCAACTGGGATGAATCTGTGATCACAGTGGTCAAAACCGAGCAATCTAAAATTGACATCTAGATCTGCGATCTACAACAATAGTGTAGAATAATAGGAGAATTTTTCTATGAGCAGCACAGTAACATCTGAATCGCCATCTTCACCACCAAATGTGTCCCTGCAGGATCTGCAGAATCTATTGATTGTGATTGATTTGGCAACTAGCCGGGGTGCATTTCGCGGTAACGAAATTAGCCAGATTGGTGCATTGTTTGATAAGTTGTCGCTTTTCCTAGAAAGCGTTGCACCTAAACCAGCTGAAAACAACACGCAGCCTGGGGCTCAACCAGCGCAGCAGATGCCACCACAGGTACAGCAGATGCCACCACAGGTACAGCAGATGCCACCACAGGTACAGCAGATGCCACCACAGGTACAGCAGATGCCACCACAGGTACAGCAGATGCCACCACAGGTACAGCAGATGCCACCACAGGTACAGCAGATGCCACCACAGGTACAGCAGATGCCACACCCAAACCCAGTTATGCCTATGACTCCACCATTTGCTCCAAAGATAGGTATTTGAAATGAGCGACATGACAGGAATGGTCAAGCATGTTGGTATGCTAAACAACACTGGCAAAAATGTTGTAGTAGTATACATGCAACTGCCTGGCGATCCAAACCATGCATTGGTCGTTGATACAGATGCTCTGCCTGACAACTACAATGACAGCCTGCGTCGTGTAGTTGAAAGCACAGAGGGTCAACAAAGCCAAAACCTTGCAGATGTGTTAGCACGCCGTATGAGCCCAGACGGCAGTAATACTACACTGTTGAACAAGTTCCATTCGGCTGGGCGTCTGCAGAAAGTGCCAACTAGTTTGGTCACTATGACACCCCGCAAGGGTCTACGGTGGCCTTTGTCAGAGGTCATCAATGCTATGGATAAAATGAATGAAAACACTCCGGTTGGTTTTGATGATTTAGATCCGGAAACTCGCGCAAGTTTGGCTGCAGATCTCAAGAAGTTTAACGTACATGCCAACAACATGGACGGTGAATCTCGTGCTGATCGCAAGGATGAGGCTGTGGGTCTCATCCGGCAGGCAGAGTTGTTGGAATCTGATGCACAAAAGATGCGCGAGCGTGCTTATCGTATGGATCCGGCACTGATGAAAAAACAAAGCAAGTCTAAATCTACAGCAACAGAAGATTTGTTGGTGGGGTTAGACAAGGAAAAGGCAGCAGAATCTAACCAACCTGCAGTCAAAAAGCCAAGATCTCCTAGGAAACCCAAGGCATCTTGATATCTATGACACCTACTAGACAGATCATATTGGATGAAATTGCGGCCGAACGTAGACGTCAATATGATCTGCCTGGTAGTGAATTTGATCAAAAACACACAATCAATGACTGGATTGCAATATCTAGCCAATATCTCACTAGATGTGTTGCACGAAAGCATATGAAATTAGATTATCAAGAGCAGAGACAATCGCTTATAAAGGCCGCAGCAGTAATACTTGCTTCTATCGAACACCTAGATAGAAAAACGTTCACCTCTGAACAATCATAGATTGTCAACTATCAAAAGTTAGCTGTGAATCAGGTTGACTAGCCTCGCTGTTGCAGACATAATATGGTATGAAAAACTGTCGTCTCATAGCCATTACCAAACCTACGATTACAGAATGCACCACAGCTGAAGAGCTGGTAGCATATTGTGCAAGGGTATCAAATCCCACCAACCAGCAGAATCACAGCACCAGTGCCAAACTGATACGTTATCTTATAAGCCACGCACACTGGTCGCCATTAGAAATGGTTCAATTGGTCATTGAGATCAACACCACTCGTGACATTGCTCGCCAGATTCTGCGTCATAAGAGTTTTAGTTTCCAGGAGTTCAGCCAACGCTATGCTGATCCTACAGGTAATTTAGGGTTTAGCAACCGCGAAGCTAGACTGCAGGATACCAAGAACCGTCAGAACAGCATTGAGATCACAGATCAGGAGCTGGAAATTGCCTGGGCAGATCAACAGGCGCAGCTGATCCAGCAGGCCATGGATGTCTACAAATGGGCAATTGATCACAACATTGCCAAGGAACAGGCCAGAGCAGTGTTGCCCGAGGGTCTAACCAATAGCAGACTATATATGGCCGGTACTCTGCGCAGTTGGGTACACTACTGCGACCTACGCCGCGGCAACGGCACACAGAAAGAACACCGTGAGATTGCAGAGTCCTGTTGGCAGATCATTTTGAGCCAATTTCCCATGCTGGCAGAAGACTTGTGACGAAGCCGATCAACCAAAAGGAAACCACTCATGACCAGCGATGCCAACAAGCAGTTTACAGATACTTTGGTTGAGTTTGGCGAAGCCTATCGCTCTCGAGCCAAAGAATATGCAACCGAGTGTGACCTCTATTGGAATAGTCTCACCACTGACAAACAACTGATGGCCTTTTACAGTGTGGTACAACGCATCTGCAAAGGTGAACTGAAAGACCAAGGCAGTTATCGTCATGTGTTGTATCGAGTGTTTGGGTTTGACATGGACAGTTATGGCATTGGCATGGAATGCGGATATATGGAGCTGCACAACAGCATAGTGAGAAACCGTCCCCCGCTAGACAGATTTGATCATCAAGAGAGGATCGACAATGAAGATAGGACTTAGCTTCAGCCGATGCCTAAGTGATATTGTAGATGGCAAGGTAGATATAGATGATGTGCTGGTCATTATTGCGGGCACAGACTTTGACCCCAGACAAGATGACCAGTGGTGGGATATTTGGAATGGTTATTTTCATGGGGGTGCAGGGCATTCACCTTGGTCAAAACACTCGCCAGATGACAGAGAAAAATTTCGCAGCGTCGCTGTTGATCTTTGGAATCGGGGCAAATTGCATCAGCCTCGCAAGTTTGGTGCAGTCCACCGTCATCGCAGAGAGCACTGGTTAGAAACCATACTGCTCGACACTGATCTAGAACAAAATCCCATGGCCAAAGAAGCCTGGGACCATTTCAAAATAGTCGCTGTGCTCAGCGATGTGAAAATTAACCAACGGTAGTTCACTCAATTATTTGAATTTAGGTTGTTTTTTTGGAAGATTCTCCTCGTTTTCAACCATTTTTGCCGCTTCAATTTCAATGTCTTCTATGAACTTGTTGGCCCATCTAGTTACATCACGTTTGATGCGGGTAAAATCAATGTTTAAACTGCAGGCATAGATGTCGCTGTCTTCAAATTTTATGTATTTCTGCTGTTCAATCATAGCTACAAAATCCTCCGCGCTAATACGGAATTTGGCACCATTTTTGGTAACAATTACAGCATCTTTTATGTACTTGGTAGGGGGCGGATCACTTTCTAATATTAGATTATCAAATATCGTATTCCACCAATCCATACTTGATTTTGACCTACTCATGTTGACCAACCTTTCAGTTCTCTTGCATATATTTACCTGTTCCCAACCAGTTGAGTTTTTTTTTGGTCATAGTATTAGACTCACCTCATAAAAATTCATACATATTTTCATAAAAAAACCATTGATTCACAAGAGTTTAAAGTTTATTTTTCTAGTTCATTAAACATGATACTTAAAAAGTCAAAATCATTTATTTTAGAGAAATTACCATGATTGTTCAAGTACCAATCAACCGAATCCCTGCTGCCTCGACGGCACCAATCTGCATGTTGCGCGTTTGACTCCGTATTGGTCCAAGAGTTCAAACGATTTTGTGATTCCATATCATCTGGATTTATTTCTAAATTTCGCAACAATTTTACACATTCTCGAAATGCACTTTTCCATGTTTCAAATGGTGACGAATTAAAATGTGTGGTGGCTATGGTTTGATCTAAAATTTTGATTTGTCCGACGCTGGTTGTAAAGTCCAACCATCGGCCATTATAGGCCAGAACCTTGGCAGCAGGCCATAATTTAACAGCACCATAACCATATTCAAGACTGTTGATGGGATTCCTGCTGTGCCAAATATGTATATAATTACGATCATACCTACTGGGTACATGGTCAAAATGCCAGGTTTCATCTATGGTTGTATCCCCATCTACAGTCCAAAACATGCTAGTGGTTGACTGTTCTGCACAGGTACGATGTGCAAGGTCAATGCCTTTGATTCCGTGTACTCGTTTGGCCATGGGAAATCTGGCCTGTAATCTTTTGAAGTTTTCGTCTGCATTTGGTTCGAGGTATGAAACAAAAAAGATATCAAACTGGTCAGCATAGGTAGAAGTTTGCTCATCGTGTGTTTTGATATTGGCTGGCAAACTGGTTAAATCAAAATTCATTGTGGTTTTGGCTAATTTGCGTGGCCATAACTGTATACAACCATCTACTGCATCTGCTGTTCGTGGATGTCTAGCGCTCCATAGATGCAGATAATTTTGTTCATCACCTTCGGGCATAAATGAAAAATTCCAGGAATTGTCAAAACTCAACTGCTCAGGCACTATCCACAGCATGCGCGTAAAGGCAGCACTGGCACAGCGTGATATATAATCATCTGACTTTGGCATGCGTTTGGCATGTGGGAAGCAGGACTTTACTGAATGCCAATAGGTCTGATTGTCTGTAATGAAAAACAAATCATACATTACGGGTGGCCATATAATGCGCTATCTCTTCGTTAGGCATCCAGGGCCTTGGTGGATTCATGTAAACACGTTTGAAAAACTTAGAATTTTCCGTCTGCATGGTTGTAATATCTAGACCTAACTTGTATTTGAGATCTGACTCCAGACTTTGGCAACCTTGATGCGGATCGGTATCTTTGATATCCAACCAAAGTGCCTGCATTTGGTTATAGTTGCTGATAATGGTATGATCCTCGTCACTGAACATGGCAAGACTAGACCCCATTCGTGCCCCATACATGGCCCAAATACCATGTTCAACGTCTTGGCCCACACTGGCCCAAATGCACAGGCGGTTAATGTTACCGTACCAAATTTTTTTATGGAAATCTCTCACAGCTACCTTTTGGCCGCGATCTAAACACATCTTCACACCTTCGCGAAAGCCACTGCGCCAGGCCTGCTGTGCACTGCCATTCACATGGCTGGTGCTGTAACAGCCACGTTGATCATGATAGCGAGAATCCCAGCAAAATTCCACAGCCTTTCTTGGATCTTCAGCATTCTCGTGGCTTTTCATCTGTCGCACAAATGCCTTGCTCCATAATTTCAATCCACCATTACCATATACCAGACCATTGATACTGTTGCGTCCTGCCCAGGTCCAAGCATGGTCTTTCTGATGATCCTCAATATCGATTTCAAGATTGAGAAATTCGGCATAAATCTCATTGTCGCCGTCGACAGTTATAAAAAAATCCGTATCACTTGCATCGGCACAGGCTAGATGCGCTGTGTCAAAACCGCAAACGCCATGCACACGTTTTGCCCAAGGCACCCTAGCGAGCAAGTTGGCCCAGAGTAATTCTGCATTTGGTTCATCAAAACTGAGAAAAACAAAATCAAACGAATCCATTCTGTGTTTCATAGGTCATCCTAGATAAAAACTATAGAGGTGGTGATTTTCTACTGCTAATGATATTTTATTGTGGTGTGCAGCACAATCCGATAGATCCCAACTGGCAATTAACCAACTGGGATCATTCTGTTTGGTCATATAGAGCATTTTTTTTCTAGTTTGGTCATCGTGAGTAATACAGACCAAATTCTTTTGCAGAGATATTGGGTCATTTATGTATTCATCACAAGGATCTATTAGGCTACAAAATGACTCTAGTTTGGTAGTTGCTATTTTTGGACGAATGGCCAGAGTTGGATTTGACGGTATATTTGTTACAAACCAGTCCTGTAGTCTAACTCTGCCGTTCATAAAATCTTCTGCTAGTGAAATGTCAATTGCAATGCTTTGGCCAATGATTTCACGCCAGGAAACTTTTTTGATGTCGCCTGTCTGCTGATCATAGATTAACCATGCTACGATCATGCCAGTAGTCCTTCGTAGGTTTTCAGCATGGCATCAGTTAAAAAGTCTTTGACATGATAGTGTAGAGGGTAAAACTGCGCATGGTTGCCAATTTTGAGATTGGCGTTGGCATTGAGAAATACTTTTATGTGTTTTCTCCAGTCTTCTGAAATGTTGTCAATGTTCCAACCCTGTAGTTGGCTTTTCATGTGTACGAATGTTGGAGTAGCATTTGGTGTTGTGTTGGTTTGATCTAGATCTAATATTTTCATTGCCAGTGCAAAAGCTACATCTGTACTAAAATGTGTTGGCCGCGTATTTGGTTCAAGAAAGTTTTCAAAGAACCTTTCCCAGTTCCATGTAATCATCTTGGTCAAATTGAAAAACTCATAGGCTTCTGACGTTTTTCTAAAATATGTAAATGCTGTGTAGATGTTGGGCAATCGGTTTGCTGTGAACACCTTGCGATAGTAGTCGTCGGTAATGGGATTGCTGCGCCAGTCCAGCACTGTGTTGACAAATGACACAGACTGCTGGCGTTGGCCAAGTTGTTGCCAAACTGCATCAATGTCTGAAAAAAACAACATGTCACTGTCGAGTTTTATGGTTTCATCGTATGGTGTCATCCAAATTGATTTCCATTCGTTTTGCAATTTCCAGTCGCTTTGTTCTGAATCATCGCCCCAGGGGATTTCAACTATTTCATCAAATGCCCATTTATAACGATCTTCAACTTGGGTACCAGGTGTGATGCCGATGCTGAGTCTGCTGATATTACTTTGGCTGTATTTTAGGCTCAAGGCAAGACCATATGCCAATCTTACATAGTCAACTGAGTTGGTATTTTGTGCGATAGTAAAAAATCCGCGCGATATTTCAGTTGGTGGCATAATTTATGATCCTTTCTGCAACACGTCCTATGCTCCATTTATTCATGACATGCACATTGGTGTTGACCTTGTGTAGTTTGAACTCGCCTTGTCGTGCTTCGCTGGTAAAAAATACCGTGCCTTGATCAAAAGCTGCTATATCATCGTTTTCGGTGGCAAACATCAATTGCTTGTTGGGTAGGTTTTTAACAGTGTCGCCTTCAAACTGTGCATTCATCATGTGGATGGCAATACTCAGAGCGTAGTCATTGCGGAAATAATCGCCCGGTGGGACTTTGTAGAGACTTTGATAGTATCGATAGTTGTGTTTGATAAATTTGATCAAATCAAATAGACATTTGGTCTTGTCTGTCTTTTTGAAATACATGACTGTGGCCCAATACAACGGTATGCTCATGTTATTGAACCGTTTGTCAAATCCGCCTAAATCTTCTATATGATTGAGATCACAAACTGATTTATTGACCAAAATTTCTTCAGTTGATCCCCAGACCGCATCTAGGCTGTTGTCTAATACCAAAAAATCTGCATCGATCAACAGAGTTTCATCAAATGGACTCAATACAAAACTATCAGATCTATTGGTATTATAATAAGGTGCTGTTTTTTTAGTATACCTAGTGTCGTGAAAACTGCGGTTTGGCACATTTCGATCAATGTCTGTAATAATTATGTGGTCAAAAACATGATTGACTAGATCTTCACCATGTGTTTTGATCATCCAAAATAAGGTATCTTGTGATGTGGCCACGGCAGTAGATTGTTCTTTAAGATGCTTTTTAATCAATAGACTGGAGCAAATGGCCATGGTACCATAGTCTATTTCTAAATTATTGTAGGCATGTATCAAATATCCGCGGCTCATTAATTATTGCCTTTGACTATTTCTGAAAATTGTTCAGCAGTTGATCTAGCCTTGCGCAGGTTATTGTATTCTAGATTATAATAGTTAGTGGCATTAAAATAGCGATCCAGTAGTTCATCGCGGAATGTTTCAAGATCAGTAATTTCAATAGGATTACCGTTTTCATCTATCAATACTACTGATTGCCAACCTCTATCTATGATCATCTGCATGAAAGTTATCAATTCACGAGATGCTTTGAACAGCCCGCCATTGATGGCCATGGTGATCATGGTGTCAACTTTTATTTTGAGATTTTCTTTGATATTAATGAGATTCAAACGTAGGTTTGATGCATCTAATGCCTTCTGCAGTCGCTCGTCCATAAAATACCTCCTTGATTATTGTTAATAATTTTGACAATAATAGCAAGTTTTATAGCCGGCGACCTAGATTAAATGTGTTGATTTCTGTAGGCAGTGATATGCCATTTTTGATGTTGGTTTGGGCACTGTTCTGGTGACATAGTTCACAAGGATGGGCTTGCACAGCGAAGAACTAACTAGATAATGAAATAGTTGTAGCATATGTTGGACTTGCAACTGTCAACACGTCTGCTTTGAGTTGTTGTACATCACTAGTCAAGGTTCCGTCAACTGTCCCGTCACTGCTGATACCGGTGGCAAAAATAGCCTGCATGCGCACAATGCTCCCATTACCACCATTAACACCGGTTACGGTTTCTACCCTGGCCTGCAGTGTATAACTGGCTGCAGTATAACCATAGGCCGACCCATAGTGTATAAACACAGTTTGAAATGTTCCTGTTAGACCATAATATCCAATTGGATAAGACGTTCCACCAGAGCCTGTATATGTCGTTGCCAGGGCTCCAAGTTTTATGGTTCCCATTTGTGCAAGGAGCGTTGTAAGAGCAACATTGATGTGTGTTGCTGAGCCACCAGTTCTACTACCAGATGCATAGACTTGTCCGCCTGTATTGAAAAAATATCTTGCAGAATCTTCGCTGGTAAAAGTCAAAACCCATTGATGCACTATACTGGTATTCCACGTTGTTATGCGAGTACTAGTCAACTCACTGGAAACTGCCATTTGCGAAATTGAATACAACAGTCGATTGCTGTCTAGTGTTGATATCAATAATGGTAGATTTGGTCTGCCGCTGCTGCCATTGTCTGCCTGTATAATATCACCTGCTACCACATCTACAGGCAATGTCAACCCACTGCCAGTCTGTGTGTTGATCACAGCCATAGCCGAATAGAGATTGTTCCATGGCCCAGCAGTGATCAAATCACCAGTTGCTACTGATGGTAGTGTGATTGATGTTTGACCGTATCCGCGAGATCCATACCCTACACCAACCAATGCTGCAACAGCATCAGTAGCAGCACTGGCGTTGGGAAACGCTACATTAGGTGCTTCTGCTCCACGGAAGGCCATGTAGTCAGACGCTGCTATGGGTTGACCCACTGCGTAAGTCATGTTAGTTTTTGCCTATTACAATTTCAATTATTTCTATACCATCTGTTTTTTTATCCTGCAGGGCTCGACCAAGAATACTCAACAGTCCATATTCTTCTGTCCATACACACGCGCATCCTGCAACTGTGCTGGTCATTAGCCTTTGACCCTTTTTGACAGGACCAACAATTTTACAGGGCACGCGCCCTGTAAGTGCTACTGCTGGATGTGTAACATCATCTCCTGCTGAAGAATTCATTAGATATGCAGGGTTAGTTGATACAACACCAAATACATTTGTATCACCGGGTGTATTAGCAGCAGTGATTTCTGCACTACCACCGATACTAACCACAGTCGCAACATCTAGTTCTGCATCTGATTCATATCTCTCAGCAAGATCAGCATAGAGTGCAGAAGTGGCTTGACCATTGAAATTAATTGCATACATGTTGGCAAATCTATATGTAACACTACCCATATTATAGAGAGCGTTGCTGTCAGGTACGTTATTTTTATTATTAGAAAAAATGTTTGGCGACGTTACGCTAGAACCAGCCACTGTTGTACTGAAATTCAACCCTGGATTCACAGTGGTAAAACCTGAAATAGCAGGGCTGGGTGTAAACGCAGCATCCTTACTGTAAATGGCCAGCAGTGTACCTCCTACCACTATCTCCCAGACTTCATGATTGACAGAAATTGTATCTGTAATTCGTGCAGCCTGGAAAGCAGTATAGCTGGGAATGCTGGGATTCAACGGATCGGTGTTGATTTGACTGCCAAGCGGACCAACGATATTCCATGCAGTACCGTTCCATACATTTAATTGTAGGTTCACTGTATCAAACCACAAAGCACCCGGCTGGCTGCCAACTCCGCCACTGCTGCCGGCATAGACTGCGCTGGAAATCCATGCTGCGCCTGTCCATACATTGATCAATCCAGTGGTAGTGTTGTACCACAGCTGTCCCTGTACTGGATTGATAGGAGCAGTGGTGTTGGCAAAATTCTGCATGATCCATAATAGGTCCTGATTAACAGGTTCCCCATAATTTAGATAACCACGACCGGGCATGGCAATGCTGGTGGTATTGTCAATGGCCCCATCTGCTATTGTGGTCCGCAAAGTACCATTGTAATTAAAAATGTTAGTGGCCATTGGTTTAACCCTTGTTTAATGATGATGCAGCTATTTATACCGTTTGAATACGTATGGTATAGACGATTTCAATCTGTCTATTGAGACTTTTTTGTACTGGACTGAACACTACATGTGTCAACAGCAGACCATTGGTATCTGTACCATTGGCAGCATCGGTAGCATTGTAGGCCTTGAGACCTAACTCATTGAACACATACGTCCCAGTGATGTTTGTGGTGTTGTCAAAGGCTTCTTGACCAGATGGTTGTCCATAACCCAGCGTGCAGGTCACTATAACGTCACTATAGGTAGTCCCAGAGACGTGTGCAGTGGTCATATAGTTCTGAGCAGGGTTGGCATTCAGTGGACTTTGGTCGTTGACACATTGGAAATAAGTTTCATTGTAGAGTTCTGCTGATGTACCTACTACATTTGGTGGTAGGTAGGTAATTGTTCCTGTACCGCTGACAGTGGCTGCGCCGTTGCCAAATGCCATGTTCTGTATCCATCCGGTTGGACGATTGCTGAGAGTTTCTGCTAATGACACAGAAAAATTCTCATAATTAATGGCATTTTTCTTGTTGACCAAAATTTCGCCAGTGTTGATGTCGCGTATCAATACATGGCCTTGTATGCGATTATTGGTATCATCTTCAAACATCTATCACGCCCTTTGATTGACCAAAAGTTTACCTGTATCTAGATCACGTATTTTTATATTGCCGTAGATCATGATGCCCACATCTTCATCACGGGGTTTTTCGTTTGGTGTTTGGTCTTTTTGTGTTGCTGTTTTTGACATGAGTTATTTAGTTTCTGCAGAGTGTTCTAAAAGAAATATTCCCAACGACGAGTCGCTATATTGCAAACCATTTGGTGTTGCTACCCAAGAATAGCCTCCGGGTATTTCAACCTGTTGTCCTGCATCTATAACATTTGCTGGCACAGCATGACTGAGCTTAGTTTTGTAGGAGATTTGATTTAGACAGGCTATTCGTATGTTTTTGATTCCGATGCCGGGTGCAGCAGAAATAAATCGCACATAGTACCCTGCTGGGTATCCAGTTGGGTTGGTAACAAATTGATAATCAATGCTTTCAATTTGCATTTGACCGTTGACAAATACAGTGGTAGAGATTGCTTGACTGGCAGACTCGCTGGCAAATACAGTGTTGATTCCATTGCCGTTGTAGTAGAACGTGTTGTAGACTGTTTGAGGCAATCCCGAAGTACCTAACCTATTGCGAGCAATACCAGCCAAAAATGCTCTATTTGGATAAACAGCCGTTGGCGCAGGTTGCACCTGCATGAAACTTATCAATTCATTATTGATATATATCAAACCAGGTATACCAATATTTGGCAGTGTCAATACAGACACATCTGCCACTTCAATAGTGCTACTGTAGGTATAGACATTGCTTAGAATATAAGTCATGCGTGTGTTATCTAGTGCTGTGGACAAAGTTGCATCCCAGCCTGTAGTGGTTCGCCATGAAATAGCAGGGGCCTGTGGTCTTCCTGTCATATAGTTTATGTTTATTGGTGGCAGATAATCCCAACCTTCATCAGGTTGTTGTGAAACTGCCCAGCCGCCGTTGGCCCAACCTGCATCAGGTTGTTGTAAAATTATATTCAGCATTTTAGGCGTTGGCACGGCCCATACATAATTGTCCCAACCGCTATTGCCCCAACCACTGCTGGCGGCAGTGGTGGACAGTGTATAGTCTTGTTGTGGTACCTGTAAAACTTTGTTGTACCAAACCTGTATGGTATTTGGATCCTCTGGATAGGCTGTCAACGTATAGGTCCCTGTCTCAACGGCGGTAAATTCATCCGTATGGAATTGGTAATCAATGTCCTGAGTATAGGTGGTGATAATTACCGTATCATCAACTTGAATTGATCCTGCTGCAAAAGTAATGCTGGTGCCTGCAATAGTATAATGTGTGCTGGGATTCACGCATACCAACACTATTGTGGCGAGATTAATTGGTGCAGCAGCAAATATCAAAACATTATTCTGTATAGTGTAATCAACTCCAATGACCTGAAGAGCACTGTCTATGTATACAGTTGTTGTTACCGCGTTGGTAAGATCTACTGTGATGTTAAAGTGAGTTTGATATTGGTTACCAGACCATTCCTGCAGTAACGGAGGTGTCAGCAACAAACCGTTGCGCCTTACCATAGTTGATATGTAATTGGGCTGTGTGCTAGATGCCTGTGTAATAGTATATGTCAACTCTGACGAGTTGTTTATGGTTAGCAGTGTTTCTTGTACTACCGAGAACTGTGAAGTGGTAAAAGATGCCAAAGTTACAGTACTGCCATAGTCTGGTGCTGAGGATAGATAAACACCGGTTGAAGTGTAACCTGCTATTGGGGTGAGAATTCCGTCGATATTCAGCATCACACCTGGTTGGAAATTGTCACTGGTCCCTGGCACTGGGTAGTTTTTGTTTACTCCATCTCCTGTAAAATGGTACATTTGGAAATCATCTGTGAAACTCACAATAAAGTTTGCACCATTACCATGACCACCTGTAGCGGCTATCGGTTGTGGTGGTAGTTGCGGATATAGACCTAGATCCAAAACGTTGGTAGCAACTACACTGTTGTGGACTCCCACATTGGTCACTGTAAGTTGCGCAGGGCGCACAGACGTCCCTGGTTGAAAAGGTATCCCCGCAGACAGTGTCAGGGTATCACCTACTACATATCCATTACCACCAGAAACCACATAGGCTGCTGCTATGCCTCTGCTGGCTCCGCCAAATCCTATGGCAGTTATATACAGCATTTGATCAGGCGGTGGTGTATTAATAAACACCAATTTGCGTGTATTATAGTTTACAACAACATCACCGCCTGTTCCAACGGTCAGCGCCGAGCCATTAAGATATGCCATAACAGCCTGATCGCTTTGAGGTGTTACCAAAAGATCATATTGCGATGTTGTTCCATCTGTAACATAGGCACGAGCACTTACCAGCGGTCTTCCGCCGTTCTGCCTAATGTAGGTATCCATTATTAGACAATCTCTAGGCAGCATTGGGTACAATTCTTCTGGGTGATTGTCATCTACATAAGGCTGAACAAACTCGTAGCCATCATAGATACTGTCACTGGGATTGGTAGCTGCAGATTCAAATGTGGTGCCTATATAGAGTATAAAGACATTTGGTGTTGCACTACTAGCTGGTGGTGTAGTGAATTGTATCCAAGCACAGGACCAATCAACACCTATCATTGCATTGGTGCCAAAACCTGGATAGGCCGGTGGGTATTGTGTTTTGTATGGTCCAGGCTGAACAGTGGTATAAGAACCTTTACCCAGTATGTTTACAGCAGTAATGCTGCCATGACTTACTTCTGTTACCTGCAGACGAACTGGTACTATGCCAGACCCTGCCAGCACATTTATTTGATCTCCAATACTATAACCAGTGCCGCCATCAAAAACATAGGCATTTATTGCATATGTTGGTACAAACCAGTCAACACCATACAACCTCAGTCCCCCGTCACTCCATACCACTAGGCTGTTGGGGTTTTGTGCGCCACGTTTTAGTGGGAATGTAACGGTTTGGCCGTCACCTACAGCGGTATCATAATCTGGTATCTGTCCGCCTTGTATGATTTGGTCAAGATATGCATCTACCACAGCTCGGTCAGCATCCCAACCCAATAGTCCTCCCCATGGGCCTGCGCTCCATCCTGGTTCGGCTGAGAACCCAAGATTGCCTATGGTTTGTCCGCGATAAACTACACCCTGCATGAGATCAGATATTACATTGGGAATCATACCGGGAGTTGGTGCATAGTTGTCTTCTATACGAGTCAGTGCTCCAAAGTTTTGGCCAGCATTTTCATTTGACCAACCAAATATTGACCAAGTGCTGCCCCAACCCAGCAACAGTGCCGGATTACTGATCCTATCAAAAACCATCTTGGTGGTCAATTGTCTTACAAGATTTGGATCAATATACTGTTGTAGTGTCACCGATGTGGCTGCATGGTAATTTTCGTACCATGCACTATATGTATTGCGGTATTCAATTCCTTCAAGATTTGTTGTATTGACCGTGATATTTGATGGGTTTACTGCGTTTGAGGGAGTATTGGTAGTGAGATAGGCAAACGGTACATCAAAATCCACCACAGAGGCGTTGGCCGGATCTAGTGCCGAATACCCATTGGTATAGTCCTGTATATTGGCATGATAGGGTTTGGTTTCGTTGATGAATGCCAATATGCTGTTGGTGTTGTTTACAGCCAATAGTGGCGGTTGACCTAGAGTTTGGTTGAAACCGTTGAACACTATGTTGCTGGTCTTGAAAATCCAATCTGCCTGTAGCTGTTCGGCAACTACAAAATTGGTCATGGCAAAGAACAAGGAATTAAGTTCAATGCTGTTTGGTCCTGGGAAGATGGCCAAATATATACCATCTATTATATTGGCAAACTCAATGGCAGCATTGTCATCGAATACTGGCAATGGATTGAAAATACTGCTGGTACCAGCAGCATCAAATGGCGATCCGTCAAATCCACCAGAAGTTTCAGCCCATTGATACACACTTGGCAGCACCTGCATGGTGCCATTTTGTTGACATACCAAAGACCACGCGCTGTTTGAATATGCCCACCATTGGTAATTACCATCACCACCGTTGACCACCTCTACAAGTTGACCCTGAGTGGGGTTGGCTATGGCATATAAATCTGCAATCGTTTCAACGCTGGTGTTTGGTGGTGTTTCTGCACTGTAGCCTGTTGCATACCAATTGACATATTGCCAATAATTGGCTGTGTTATAGGATTGTATGCGTGTCAAAGACCAATATTGTTGACTGTTGTTAGTATATTGCCATATGGACCATTTGTTATCAGTGCTGCTGTTGGCATCACACAGTATCAATTGACCGGGCAATATTGCTCCAATCAGACCGTCGCGTTGTGTTAGGTCAGCCACTTGATAATCCCAGACAGTAACGGTCTCTGTAGCCGTAGTTGTCACAGAAGTATCAGCAAGTTCAATGACTTCGCCACCAGGTACCATGCTGACACTAAAGGTAGTTTGACTGGTGATTGCCAAAACATAGTAGGTTGTGCCACCGATTAACCCGCCAATGCTGCTGTTGAATACCACCGGCTGTGCAGGTATCATACCCAGGGTTGATGTTACCACAACACGATTAGCTGCAGTACCTGTTACTGACAGCAAGATATTGCTAAATTGAGTTGGTATTGGTTCAGCAGCGTCAAAGTAATTTAACCAGCTTGCTATACCAGCGTCATATACCAATGGAGTATTGCTAGATGCTGCTAGATTATTAAAGGTACTGACAAATAATTCACTGGCTGACACTCTGTTGACAAACCATGTTTGTCTAGGACGTATAAAGGTACCGTATCTGTTGTAGGCATTGAGATGGTAATCTGGGACATCGTTGCCCATTCCATCGAAGGTTACCAAACTGGCTTTGAGCCTTGACCATACAGTGGTATTGATAGGACTGTTTGGATCTCCCTGTCTGATCAACTCCCACTCGCTGTAGATGTTGGCATTATTGGCTTTGGAAGTGTAGTTAATGCGCTGCGCCACTTGCAGGCCATTTAACAGATTCTGTACATTTCCAAGGATGATGCTGTTTTGGCTTATAGCAGCATACCATGGCACACCGGTTTGGCTAGGTCTTTGTATAAGAGTTGCAATAGCAGAGGTGCTTAAACGTCTGTTAATACCAGATGGGGGGAGGCCGCTGTTGCCAACCCAGAAATAATAATAGGTTGTTGGTTGATTTTGATTATTATACTGTTGTAGTTGAACCCAATTGTAAGGTTCTTTTACTGTGCCAGACGGAATTACCATTGATCCATTGACCATAATGGCTGTGCCAGCAGCAACTGATGTGGCCCAGTCAGTTGGGGATACACTGCTTTGTATCCATTCATACACCACAACAGCAGTGCCCGGTGCTATTTGCCCCCAGGTGCGTAGTCTATATGAATCGTCGCCCTGTTCATAATCTAAATATCTAACCTGTGCAACATCCCACCAGGTTTGTCCTATCTGTGCGCTGCTCCATGCAAGGCTGGGATTTACCAAATATCCGGCGGTGTCTCCACTATTGTAGGTAGCTGGGTCTACATCTGTGATAAAGGTAAGTTCCTGCTGTGCCTGGCCTGGTATCTTGCCCTTTACTGGATCCCAGTATTCAAGACTGGCAAGATTTTTGCCAGTCTTGATGTTGTAGATGGCGCTGGATTGCAGCAGGTTTGGGTCAACCTGCAGCGGTTGTTGTCTATATGGTACAAATTGGCTGCGTACATAATGATATACTGTCCATGCATTTGGTATGATACCGCCTTGGTCGACATAGACTAGATTGCCTTCTTGATACCCGCCAGGTGGGGCACTGGTATCTCGATCAAAAATGTTGGCAAATCTCATTGGTCGATATACCCAGATAGTGCCGCCTGAACCTGCAGTGAATGTGCTGATTTGTATATTGAATGTAGTTGGTGTAACTGATCCAATCACATAAGTGTTGTTGATTGCCGGCGTACCTGCTACGCCAAATACCACACAAAGGTCCCCGTTGAGCAATCCGTGTGGACCAGATGTTACTATAGTAGTCGGAGTACCAAAACTCGTGCTGGGTATAGTGTAGGACGGTTGACTTGCAGCAGGAGACAAAATCCATACCATCCAAGATCCGTTGTCAGTGATAAATTGCCAAACTGTATCATAGAAGTTCAAAGGCCTATTAGTGTACAGCACACTAGAATAGAGACCTTTTAGTTCGCTGGTGTTGGCAACATACCAGTTTGTTTCACCTAACTGAGCATAGCCAGCAGTTGGAATGTCAGTAGCTGGATCTGACGCATATGAATTGCGTAGACCAAAAATCTTTGTGGTATAGGTGGCCGGCGGCGTGATCAATAATGGATCATTTGGTACTATATCAAACACATTGTCATTGGGATTATTACTAGTGCTGCTGAAAAATCTGATCCACTGAGGATCATAGTTGATATATGACTGAGGCAAGATGTATTCGATGTCCACATTGAACGCTGTGGCCCCGTAGGTTCCAACACGTATCATCCATTCGTCGAAATAATTAAATGTACTGCCGGTTGGAATAATCGATGAACTGCGCAACAGGGCATTGATGCTGGACAATGTACCTTTTTGCCTGATGAAACCTTGATAGAATTGGAATTCTACCGATTCGTCTAGAAGGAGATTTTGCAGATAAGCCCGTGGTTGATAACCTATTGTGTGCTTGGATATATTGGCTATGGCTTGGTTATCGATGGACCCCAGCGTGCTGCTGGATGTAATGGTATTGACACCGCCATAGGTGATTTTTGAATAGTTCTTTGGTTCATCGATGTTGAAGTACTTGGTAAAATCGCTGGCAGTTTTGTCAAAGTTGTTGGTCATGGTCCAGGTATTTGAAGAAACTGTCTGCCCGTTGACCGTGGTATTGTTCTGTATTACAACATAACCTGGAGCATTTATGGTACCATTCCAGCCATTGGCTCGATAGGTATAGAGTTTGATGCGCTGTTGTTGTAGATTGTAAAGAGGTTCGTAAATTACATCACCAAATGCTGTAAGATTGTCAAAAAACACAGCATGTTCTATGGTTGTGGTGAACAACCTCATGCCGTAGATGCCCTGCGTGTTGTTTGGCTGAACGGTCATTACACCTTCGTTGCGTAGCACATCGAGATGCTGTGATTGTATTGGCTGTCCTGCCCTATCTACTACAGGATAGGTCCCACTGATAATACCATTCACATAGTTTATCATACCAACTGGTGTGGTAAACTGAGTTGATGCTGCACTGGGACTCAGTGCAATCAGTGTGCCGTTGGCCCATGATCCTTGTGCCCAAAGTAGATATTCTTTAGCACTTTGGCTCCAGTTCAACACTGCTCCCGCATTGCTACTATAGGTTTCAAATAACCAACCCTGTGATGTCAGCCAGCGACCGTAACTGATCAAAAAGTCATATACCTGTTGATATGATGTCAATACTGTATTATACAGCACGATTTTAATGCTGTTGGTTAGGCCTGTTTGATATTCTGTAACTTGTTGATTGCCTATGGCAATGTTGATCTTGGATCCAGATGTATTGGACGGTATTATGGTAAAAAATTGTTCGATTGCATCATAACCATATATCTTCCAACCACCAACTACCTGTTGCACTATAACTCCGCTGTAGTAATAATTTCCAGTGCTGGTGCTGCGATAGAGATAGGTGCTGATGTTTTCATTTGGTATGATTTGGCTGTTGTAGCCTATTTGGCCAAAACTGTCAACAACTCCGCGTAAATTAGTAGTGTTGATATAGCCGGCCATGCGATGTGCCAATTTTACGTTGCCACCCCTTATGACACTGCCGATAAAGTTGGTCACAGATAGTCCTTGACTCACAACATATTCAGTAATCCAAACTTGAAAACCTGCACTGGCAAAATAGGCAAGATTGGTTTCATCGGGAACGTAGACCCCAGTTACTAATGTGTTAGGAGTTTCTCTATTGATATAGAATTGATCACTTGCGCGTCTTGTATTGGTATCTATGTAGATCCATTGGCTTTCGTTAGTGGCTGGATAAATCTCTTGGGTACGGAGGCTGTCCCAGGTATATTCAACAAATGCCGCAGGCTTCATAAGGTATCCCGTAACGGACTCTACAAATGGATAGTATTGAGAATGTATCCAAGCACTTTCTACAGGCCCCCCATCGCCAAAAATCCAAGGTGCTTGGGCAGCAGTGGCAGTTGGCAGATAAGCTGCGCAGCCGGACAGTACTGGGGGCAAGAGATTACCTTGTGCATCCACTGGTATGCAGGACATCAGTCCGGGTCTTGCCCAAACAGAATAAGTGCCTGCGCGCTGACCCTGCCGTATGATTCCAGATGCAAGATCTTGCCACAGTGCAGTATTACCACTGGTGTAGGGGGCCGCGCCATACTGTTCTGTCCACCACAAAGGCTCCTGACTGAAACCCAGCATTTCCCAGGGGCAAATATGTGGTCGATCAGTGTCGTAGAACCAACGATAAATGCCCTGCCATCCACCTGGTATGCTGTTGCCCTGCTGATCAGTAACAGTGCTATAATTGAAACTAAATGGATCGCTGGGATTGTAACCGGTATTTGATTGATAATCTATCTGATTGTTGATCACCCATTTGTCAAATGCTCCGCGCTGTAGCTGTATATATTCAGCAGCAGTATAGTCTGTAGTTCTCCAACGACCCGGAGCATAGGTGGTTATATCAAACACCAAAGTTGCCTCTGGATTGCTGTAGGCTGGTGGTAGATTGTTGAACATGTTGAGTTCAAACTGAAGCCAGGCGGCTGCTACAGGATTGGTCAACTGTTCTGGATTGGTAGTCATGCTTTGATTGTGTAGAATCGTACCAAGAGGCACACCTTGGTTGTCTACCATCACGATTCGTGCACCGTCGTGCGTTTGTATTGTCAACTGAGGAGTTAGGTAACTGGTATCAAAGTATACCATAGGGGTAAAGGCAGAAGTGATGCCCAGTCGTGTAGCAGTAGCTGGTATATACAGTGGATTAGTGGCCTGTATCAGACCATACGCGCCAGGAGGTCCGCCGTACCCTGTGTTGGCCCAAGGAGATGCAGGAGTTTTGCCTATGTTGATTTGATTCAGTGCTGTGGTTATCCACAGAGCTGTGTTGTAGGGGTTGCACACGTTGGGGTCACTACTGGCAGTATATCCCTGCTGTGCTGCAACATTGAACAGTGCTCTCAGGAATCTATTATAGAATCGAGTATAACTATTTTCGGCATATTGCATAGCCTGTACTGGATCAGTAGGCGCTGTGGTTAAATTGATATTGTTCAGCGGTACACTGTTCAGTAGGTTTAATTTGATCATCGGAGCACGATGCTGTAGGATACTAAGTCCAAGGCCTCGTTGCTGTGCTGTGTCCCGGTAATTGTTCTTGCCCAATGCTGGACCTACTATACCGGTTTGATTTTCTATTATTTCTTGGAACTGTTGCAGAAACTGGCTACGTGCTACACTGGTGATCGGTAGATTGTTGGGATTGGCACTGATATTGAGTGGGATTTGGTAGTAACCTGTTATATTTACAGGTGCAACTGGATTCCAAGATGCTATTTCAACGATGCTGCCTGCCACTGCAGGCACTGTCAAGGTGACAACGTTGTTGCTTACAGTGTAATCAACTCCATTAACCAGCAATTTATCATTTTGATTGACATTTATACGGACAAAAATTGTTGGCAATGTATTGTCAGATTGTGCTGCTGGAGCTTGGTCTATAACAAAGACAGTGGTGTCTGTTGTTAGATCAAATTGATTGATGATATATTGCCGACTCAATTGCGGCGCGGTATACCACGAATCTATATATGTTGATCCAATCTGGGCAAAAAGATAACCATTATAATTGATTCTAGTGGAATTACTGACATAGGTGACAGTGTCAGTGGTTAGATTGTTGTCGAATACCCAGTCTCCAAATTGATCCAGTTGGACAGATTGCCCAAGATACGGGTCTATTGGTTGAGTTGGATCAATTGCATATGAAAAGACCTGACTGCCCATGAAACTGCTGCTTGGGTACACACTGGGGTCGCTCATGCTGTTGCCGTCAATATCATACAATTGAAACAATGGCGGAGTTAATCCAATCAATTGCTGACAATTCGTCGTCCATACGCCGTTGTTGTAATAAATGTTTTGTCCCTGCAGTAACCCAAACTGTACAGTTGCTCGGTCACCCTGAGTTGGTTGGCCATCTGATGAATGACAACCGCTGGTATCTACTGTTAATTGTATTGCACCGTTGGCCTGTCCACTTACAATGAAAATTTTACCCGCAGCCTCTGGACTGTTGTCAGCAAGACTCAGTATCCTCATGCCGTCTTGCAGAGGGACACCATTTATTGTCCAATAAGGTTGGCCTACTATGTTTTTTAAAATACTTGTGTTAACAGTATCAACAATTGTAATAATACCACGATTGTTAGTGCCATAGTTCCATAGTTGAGTATCAACATCAAACTGAATGATAGGGCGTGCAGCTTGATTATTAGAAATGTTGCTGACTAAAGTTTTTGATATATTGATAATATCGATATGAAACCACCGGTTTTGGCTACTCCACTGGTTACCGTCACTGCTGCCTCTGGCTATTGTGACATACAGTGTGGTTGGGTCTGTAACACCACTCCATCCATAGAGATCCCAACCTCCAAGGTCCCAGTTTGTATATGCAATGTCACTGAAATTAATCAACTGTATACTGCGACCTACTCCTCCTATGATCAACTCTTGGTCGTTCAACAACAGAGTTTGGTCCGCCTTTGGTATGATTTTTAAACCTGTTGTAAAAACCAAAGGTGCTGAAGCCGTAAATGTGGCAGTGGTATTGTTTGATGAGTATATCACACTGCCAACATAAGAATAGGCAGTTTGTCCGGCTGCTGTATTGACTAGATCGGTAGTGTTGAGAAGGATAATAGCATCTGGACCGTTTGGTAACCAAAAATAATTGGTATAGTTTGTAAACATGTCAAGATCAATAGGCGGACTCCATGAATAATATTCTTGGGCGAATAGCCGATCATGGTTGTTGACCAATGCACCTTGAAACGCCAGTTGACCTATGAGATCTTCATAGAACATGGCATTGGTCAACTCGGGATTGTTGTAGGGACTGCTGACCACAGTGGGATCTAACTGATAATTCTGGCGATTGGCATCGGGTTCTGGTATATAGAAATCAGTGAGTGGATTATACCAAGGCGGTATATGCCCAACATATCCGTCTAGAAATTCCACACTGGCTGGTTGGAACAGATGGTTTACCGTGGCATTGAATACTTTTTTCAGTGCATCTGTCTGTAGATATTCAGGCAGCAGTTCAATTGGATAGCGCTGCAGGTAAGTGGTGTTGATGTTAGCCATTGCTGTTGTTTATCCCTAATACTGAATCAGTCAGACTCTGCACTATCTGCACGTTGTTTACGGTTGCACAACTGAGTACTATCTGATCAGGACCCACTTGTATTTCAAAAAGATTACCAAAAACCGCCTGCGCACTGATGGGTTTCATTACGATGCTGCCGATTATAGTAGCAAGATTTTGATGGATATATGCAGCCATTTCTGTAAAGAAAAAACTATCACCAAAATCCCAATTCCTGAGAGAGAAATATTGGTTTATTGATTGTATAACCAAACTCTGTATTTGATTATTGGTAAAAGTTGTACCAGGAACAGGTACCACAACAAAGTTGGCCTGCAGTTCCTGCGGTGCTTGTGGACCAAACAACAATACATATGTTACAGGATGCCAAACCATTTGATCTGTCATCATGGCAAATTGATCTAGGTTACTGAATTCTGCTGCCAGTTGAGCACTGGTTTCGGGTAGAGGCAGTGTGGCCAAACTACCATTAGTGGCAATCCAATTGCGGATATTAGTATCATATGATGTTGTCAACACATACATGTCAATGACATTAGTGACTGCCGGGTTAATGCGTTGATCTGTTGGCGGAGTATGCACCCAGAGAAAACTTAGATTATTGCGACCAATACGTACTTTATACTTTGTCGTGACATCTACCAATGTACCTACAACTTCCGCGGAGATGCTTTGGTATTGATACATAACTGATTGATTCATGACCCAGACAATTTTTCCTTGGACCCAATAGGGATTTATAACCACTTGGCCTTTGACGATAATAGTAATAGGTGGTATCTGATTGACTGTTTGGAAAATCTGTGACAGTGGTATTTCGATTGGTTGCCAATATTGATAGCCGTCACTTGAAGTAACAGATACCCAAAACAACAGTAGTTGTGGGGTATCACTGGGGTTTACTACCTGATTGTATTCATTTGGATCATTTGGAACACCGTAGTTATTGCTCTGCCACATGGTGACATGCACGCTGCTGGGGTTGGTATAACCATCTGGATCTGTTTGCTGACCTATGATTTGCCACAGATAATCTTTGCCTAGAGATGGGTTGGGATAAAATCCTAGTATTACATTAGTACCAGATACTGTAATTGCATGATTGATACTGACAGTATTGCCAACTATACTGACTACCTTTGATCCTGCTGGTATTCCTGCGCCTATTACTATTAATCCCACTGATAGACCTGTTGTAGACAGGACAGAAAAAGAATAGGAACCTCTGGTTACAATTGGTGCAGTGGTTTGATAACTGGCAGTTTGGCTATTGGAATTGGTGCTGAGAATATTGATATAGTCATAGTTAGTTGAACCTGTATTGGGGTCAAAAGACTTGTTGAAATTATCAAAATAGAACTGATTCTGCGATGCACTTTCAAAAATATAACGCAGCGCCCGGGCATTGACTGTCCAACCTGCGCCGGTCCATGTTACTAGTAATAACCAACTGTTGTCTTTGTTGGTGTTGGAAGTATCCCCAGCATACAGCATGCTGAAAGTGTTATTAGAGTTCAAATCGACCGTGGGGACTACTACCCAATAGTCCAGAGTACCTACACTGTTGGGCACACCTGCCTGGGAATAACGTATGCCAAATGTATTACGCAACGCCATTGCTGCGGCAATGGCTGTGACAGCGGTAGCACTTAGAGTTGTATGATATGCTGGTATGATAGACACTGGAATGTCGTTAGATGCAACTGGTATGCTCAATGTAATGGCCCCCGGACCAGCATTTGGACCTGAGGTTACACCATTGGTCGAACCTGTGAGATTAACCCCTGTGCCGTCACCTACTACACCAACCACCGATGCAACTGCACCGCTGGCAAATTGAATAATTGCGCCTTTGGTAATATATAGCAGAAATGAAGTTCTGGGAGCAAAACTTCCTACCTGGACTGCAACGGCTCCAACATAAATTGCTCCTGAACAGGTTTTGGTTGAACTTGTCACAGTACCCCATGTATAGCCATTTGGTATTGCTACAGTTGGATAGTTGTAGAAATAAAATTGTTCTAATTCTATAGCATCAAGCTGATGACCAAAACTCCCATTGATCATCGGCTGTATTTGTGTTTTAACAATAACATTGAGATTTATGCCCGGAGCATTTGTAACAATATTAGTGCTGAGATCGTTTTCACTGTAAAAAATACCATCTGTGCAGACCACGTTGAGACCGTTGTAAGTACCGGTTGGATCGTTAACACTGAGATATCTGCTTTGTCCGCTGTAGAATCTATTTACTGCTTTGACTTTTAATATAGCTGCTTCGCTCAACGGGAACAGGTTATAGTCTTCGCCGTTTACCATTCTATCCTGGGTATAGTAGGTTTGGGGAGCATTCAGTGCTATTTGTGCATTGGTTTCTCCACTTTGGGCGTTGGTTACAGTATATTGGAGGTTGGTGGTTAAGGCAATGTTCCAAATATTATTGAGATTGTCTACATATGAAAAAGCAAACACTTGATTTACAATATCATTTGGTGTGATTTGATAAGTCAAATTGTTACTGATGCGATACCATACTCGGACAATACCAATTGGTACATTACCAAAAGTACCGTCAGCAAATCTTATACTGATTTGATCACCGCCTGCTACGTTGCGGCTGATTACACTGTAGATATTGCGAACGTTGTTGGCAAGGCTGTTGTATATTATGTTTGACCCGACAACTGCTGGAACTGGTATCCATTGGTTAATTACCAAACCGTTGGCATCAATGGTTTGCACCCAAACATCTGTTTGATTGACATTTGACGCATTGACATCTATGATACGGTTGGCAATTGGCTGACTGCACTGGTAATCCTGATATTGCATGGTACCTTGTTTAAAGTACAAAAAGAATCCAGTGTTTGGTGATGAAAACCCGTTGCCGTCATTTTGGAAAATTATGTTCCAACTATTCAGAGGATTGGGGTTTATTTCGAAGAATGAGCCAGAGTTAAGAATGTTGGTATTGGTGCCCCCTTTGAATCCAGGGTTAATCAATTCAAGGTTCAGCGTATTTCCAGCAGCCGTTGCAGTGAAGGGCAGCACGCTGGTTGGTATAGATGTGTTATTCATAGTATACAGTTGAGTTGATATACCATTAACAGTGCCAGATTGAGCCGGATTACCAAAGGGATTGGTACTGTTGAAACTGGCACTCATCACCAGTATAAACTGTTCATACCAATTGGGATTATTAAGATCATTCCAATTGATCTTTATGTTCTGAAGATTGTTGCCATCTGCATCTATTACCGGTTGATCGGTTATCACGCTGGTGATCTGCAATTGACCACTGGCAGGGATGCTGCGCTGTGGTTGATAACTCAACATCCTGGCCAGTTTGAAGATACTGTCTCTGCGTTGCGCAGTTTCTATAAAATTCTCTCGAGTATTGAGATCCATACGGAACGCAATGCTTTGGCCAAGATAGGCTAGAAGATCAATCAGTGCAACAAATTCGCTGCTTTCGATCCAGTCTGTAAAATCTTCTGGATAATTCAACCTAATGTAGTTGATCATAGCAGAACGTATGGTTTGGAAATCATACGCACTGAAATTAATCTGCGTATACGCAGTATAGATGACCTGCCAGTCATGGGCGGCAAATAATTGGCTCTGTCTTACCTGTTGTGTAGTCGCCATCGATAAATTCCTTTTACGCTAAAGCTGCGCTGCGATTATCAAAGTTGATTTCAAATGTACCAATTGCCTGCCATGGCACATAGAACAAGGTCATCTGTATGCTTAATCCAAACTGCTGTTGTGCTACGTTTATGGATTGAATCTGCACTCTTGGATCGTTGTTGATCACCTGTTGTGCTTCTGATATTATGATGTCTCGTACCTGATCAATTGGTTCGAAGAGATAATCCCATCCTCCAAATCCATAGCCGGGCATCATTACTCTTTCGTTCTTACGGGTATAAAACACATTCAACAGGTCTTGATTGACTATTGCTATGTCAGCCAATTGCTGGCTGCCAAAGGTGTTTACGGTAGAATACCCAACGAACATGTTTTTGCTTGTTAGTGTTGCCATAGCGATATTTATCCAGGTACAAGATGGTGATATTTAGGAACTTGCGGATCATAGCAGATTGCAGCAGGGTTTTGGTTGACAGAAGATTTTTGTCTGCTATTCTGTAGGCATGGCAAGCAAGGAGATCGAAATGTCAACTTGGACCGTAAATCCGCAAGCTGCAGTCACTGCCGAATTTCTAGTGTGCAAGTTGGCCAACATGTGCGATGGCGCAGCCAGCGAAGATGGCAATGGCTTCAACAAGAATGACACGGATTTTGGTCACAGCCTTGCTAGTGCTGCTGCAGCAGGTCGTGCGTGGACTATCAAACAGGCCGCGGCTGCACTGAAAATAATTCGCAAATACCAACGTCAGATCGGTGGCAAAGAATTCATAGACAACTGGCTAGACCAGCCTGTGTTTCGGCAACAGCCGGCAGATTCTACTGCCGAAAAGCCTGTACCAACTCGTCGATTGACCAGTCGGGACACTGTAGCTGTTTTGTCTTTTGTCTATGATCTCGAGTTGGTCACCGCTGTCAAAGCCATAAAAGGAGAGCACCGCGGTAAGAAATTTTGGGCTAGTTGGGATGCCAATACTCGCGTGTGGACCGTGCCGGTAAATGAAACCAGTATAGTGAAAATTATGGAGATTGCTGAGCAATGGAAGTTTGAAGTCGAACAGAGATTCACAGACTATCTAGACAGAGTACAGGCCAAAACTGCAGAAAGCCGTGTGATGCTGGCACTGAATGACAATAGAAACATTATCCTGTGCGGGGATACTGTGATAATTTCCATTGATGATGTTGAAGTACTAAAAGAGTTTTCTCAAGAACTGGGTTTAACCATTTGAATCGCATATGGCTTTGATATAATGCTGTGATTAATCCGTCAGATATTTGGATAAATAAGACGCATGGCAAACATTTGGATCCTTTCTAGAAAAACTATTCAGGAATATGAGAATCGTCGTCTTCTAGAGAGTTTTGCTGATCAAAACATCACAAGCATCCTGGTACATCCAGATACATTAGATCTAGTGGTCAATAAAAAAGACCTTGCTAACATTTGGCTAAACGGCATACGAGCGGACATGCCTGATGCAGTGTTGGCAAGAACTGGTAGTGGCTCAAATTATTTTTGTCTTGCAGCCATGAGACAGATGGAAAACCTTGGTGTTCCGGTGATCAACAATGGCGAAAGCATTGACCGTGTTAAGGACAAATTAGAAACCAGCCAGTTGCTGGCTCGTCACGGTATACCAATTCCCAAGACCATGCTGGTACGTTGGCCAATCAACGAAGATTTGGTCTCTAGTGAGATAGGTTGGCCTTGCGTAGTCAAAGTCATAACTGGCAGTTATGGCAAGGGCGTGTATCTCTGCAAGGACCGCAACAGTTTTGCCGAAGTTATGGAATTGATCAACAGCCTCAGTACCAACAAGAGTTTGATCATTCAGGAATATATCGGATACAAGCCCGGAACCGATCTGCGTGTGTGGGTCGTAGGTGGCAAGGTCATCGGAGCTATGCAACGTACTTCGGCTAATGACTTTCGGGCCAACATCAGCAATGGCGGCACCGGTTCTCCACATGAAATCACTCCAGAAATTGAATTTATCGCTCGCGAAACTGCTCGCATTCTAGGGCTTGACATAGCAGGAGTTGACCTGTTGTTCGATATAGACGGCTTCAAGGTTTGTGAAGCCAACAGTGCCCCGGGCTTTGAAGGTTTTGAGACCTACTGCGGTCAGGACATGGCCAAGGCCATAGTTGACTACATTAATTTCCGCATATCTTAGATTGACAACATTGTAGGCGATGCTAATATACGGCATCAAGGACGGAGGTTCGCATGCTTTCAGTAGCCGCAACCGTTGCTAACGTATGCAAGATTAATAGGTTAGCCGTAAAACATGGATTGACTATTGATCCAGAGGTATTGTCAGTGCTTGACAATATTCCGCGTGTGACCACCATACCTGGTTTTGCTTTCACGCTCAAAGATTATCAAGCTGAAGGTGTGGCTTGGCTGGAACGACAGGACGGCTGCGGTCTCCTTGCCGATGAACAAGGAACTGGTAAAACCGTGCAGGTT